ATTTCAAATGACACTAGAAGATTTTATGGACAAAATAGGTGCAAAATGTATAATTAATAAAAACATAAAATATGATCTTGAAAAATATTTTAACCAAATTGCAATAATAGTCAATCAATCTAATATTTTTTCTATATTAGGCTATATATCTACTTATACAAACAATACGCAATATGTATTTCTAAATGATTACATTAGAGATAATATATATTTATATAGAAAAACTGATAAGGCAATAAGAAAATTCAATGCGCAATCATTTATTAAAGCATATTCAGGACATTTGTTAAATTCAGAAGAGACAATGAAGAAACATATTTTGAATATGATTTATAATAATTCGGTTCAATGGATTTCATTAGAACAACAGAGTAAACAAGGAACAGACGATATCATAAGAAAATTGTACAAAGAATTAGAAGAGTAGTCAACCGACTACTCTTCAAATATTTACTGTAATTCTCTTACAATTCCACGCCAATAATCGAAGCGTCCCTTAACATTCTCTTTGCTACCTGTACCACTCTGAACATATTGTTTATATTCTTCATTAGAATCATATGTTGCAATAAATTCAGATACCTTTTCTGCAAGACGAGAGAATGATTTCTTGTCTTTAACAATTCTATAGCCACTATATAAAATTTGTGGAATACTTGTGGATGGAATTTTTACTTCACCATCAAATGATTCGTTAAATCTATCCATAGCTTCTTTTAATGTGTCAGCTCTATCAAGAAACTGATCTGCATAATCAGTTACATAAGCATCAATATCTTTTGTTCTAAAAGATGTAAATTCCTGTTCCTGATTAGAAGAAATAAGCATCATGGCTTGGATAATTATATCTCTGTCTGTTCCATTCTTTCGCTGTGTCTTTGACATAATTTTATCCATAAATGGATGATTAGCGAGAGAGTAGACCTTTTCACTGAACTCATCTGATTCATGCACTACACGCATGAGCTTGTTTGACAATGGTTTTCCTGCATTCTGTCTGCGGAAAAGCTCACGAATATCTGTTTCAGTGCAATCTGTCATTCTATAAATTTGTAATTCTGATTTTAAAATTTCATCCTGAGTATCTTCATCGAGTTTATCAAATTTTAAACCAGACAAATCCTTTTCTTCACCATTAACAATAATAGTACCCATATCTTTCGATAATGCAAATACATTACCAATATAATCTCTTATAGTAGAAAGACGCTGTACGCCATCAATAATTGATAATGTCCCATCTTCCTCTACGATACCATAAGTAGGATTAATTGGATAGTGACGAAGCAATGAATCAATTAAATCTGTACGTTGCTTACGATTCCACTGTCCCTCTGGTCGCTGTAATTTATGAGAAAGATTAATTGTACCTTTATTCATATCCTTTACAAGCGACTGTAAAGAACGAGTTTTTGCTGTATAATCCATTATGTTACCTCCTTCAAAAAATGAAAAATTTTACTATTTTGAAGATAACACAGTTGGAATTTTTTGTAAAGTTTTTTGAAAAATTTTGATTAAATTTCGTATTTCATAAATCGACAAAACCTATGTTCTGGATTTATGAAGTTGGAAGTATATGGTAATATAATACCAAGCAAACTGTATTTGAGCCATCGTATCTCAGGTCAATAGCACGACAGAATGCTCGGTATTTACCATACGAAGTGCCATATTTGTAGTTTGGCACGATTCATATCGGAAATAAATTCAGCTCGTTCTGAGCAATACATTTCCCAACTTTAAGAAATACTACAAAGAAGGGAGGGTAGAATTGGAAGTATTTAAAATACTTGTAAGTGGTGGACTTTTAGTATATGCTTGCCATTTACTTTGTGTCATAGTTGATACAATTGGAAAGTGTTATACTGTTAATAAGTGCAAAGACTATACGGACTCACAAACCAAGTCTTTATCACAAATGTTCACCAAGACTAGAAAAATCTTTCGTAAATAATTCTATTTCTGTATTTGTCATTTATTTCCTTTTATTCCTTAATTGAGGGCAGGTCATCACGACTGTCCTCTATTTTATTTATTTTACAAAATATCTATAAACTACTTTCAATTATAGAGACTGTGTGTTATACTGCGAACGGATACTTTCGTATTCCGCTATATAATTTTTCACTTACATTGTACACACCAACAATGTAGTAAAGATAACATCGTGTAATGCGGTGTTATTTTTATGTTGTCATATATTTATTCTCTGTTTTTACTCGATTGAAATCGAGATTTCTTGATTTATTCGATTTCTGTGAATTCAATCTTACTTATTGCATATTTTGTTATACAAGCAAAAAATACTGCTAAAACCAAATATGAGATAATATCTGAAAACATTGAAACCATATTTACATCAACGGTTATTTTTAGTACATCGCATATAAAGACAATTATCATCCCAATAAAAGCAGTAAGACAATCTATTGCAAGACCATACAAGAAAAATCCTATTGCTAGTGACACTAAAATTACCACACATAGGCAAACATAATTCATACGAATAAAATCATCTTCCATAAATTTCTTAAAATTTTTACATCTCTTCAATCCTTTTTCTCCTTACGAATAAATGTTCTCTCTACCAAAACATTCCAGTTTATTATATAATTATTTTACAGCTTCAAATGAAAATACAGTCACTTCCATTTTTAAACGGTGTTCCTCAAACAAACACCAACAAATAGTATGATATTCAAAACAATAACAACTATTGGAGGTGACTGTTATGAGTAATATGATTAAATATGCTGTTAAGTGCAATTCTTTATATAAACTTATTGCAGTTATCTCTGTATGTGCTCTGCTTGGATACTGCAATCATTGTTGGTGCGATACAATCCAACACATTACAGATAAAATTTGTGAATATAAAGAAGTTAGCATTAAAGCTCAGTACGATGACACCTCTTTAGAGGTTGATTTACACGAGCGAAATGAAGTAGGGACTGAGTAGAGCAGTTCCTATTTTATTTATTCTCTTTTTTGTTCCATCTTATCAATACACATAGGAACGATGTGTTCAAACAACAGAAGATAAGTTTCTGCATTTTACAATCCATCACAGATTGCCCTGTTGTGTCAGGTAGTATCGAGCGCATATTCAGTAAGCATCGTTGCATATAACTTACTGTAGGAGTTGTCGCTACTGTGAGGGCTTATCTCTGAGAGATCTATCCCTTCGGATTGATAGGAGCGTCACGTTGTTACGATTCTATTATGTCGCCACAATAGAAGAGTAGTGATACATTGGCGTTATCCAATCGTTGTACCTATGTTCCCGAATATTGTCCCTATTATTTATTTATCACCGTGTATCTCACGGATAACATACTTTAAATCTCTGTATTCAGAGTAAATTATGTATGTTGTCGGCATATTCAAAAATTGAGGGAATACATTTTATCCCTACCGACATTTTTAAAAGCTAATACGCCTGTAATTCCTAGCGCAGCCGTTTTAAGCAAACCAAGATTACTTGTTACAAAACCAATTCCTTCAGACAATTTAGTTAAACCATCAACAATAGTACCTAGATCTCCACGATCGACCATTTGCTGAATTGTACCAACCCAAGTTTCCTTGAGTGCGTTGATACGGTACTCTAAAGATTGCTCAATGGTTTCCATTTCCTTGTCGCTTGAGCCTGCACTTTGTTCCATTTCATCAAGGGCTTTAGTAACACCTTTATAGTTCTGAATAAGAGCAGCACCAGCCTGAGCCTGTGTACGACCAAAAGCTTTAAGAAGGAAATCATTTTGTTGTTTCTGTGACATTTCATCCCAGATGTCAGCAATTTCACCAAAGTAATCAGTTAAATCTTTAAATTCTGTAGTAGAACCTTCTTTAAAGATAGATATACCTTGTGCGTGTTCTGCTGTTTTAGTAAGATCAATTAATTCTCCTGTTATATTGGCTAAATCTTCCGAGTATTCTTCTGTCGATTCGTCAAATGAACGAACACGAAGTGCAACACTACGAAGGGCTGTACCGCTTTTTTCCGCATTTTGCAATACCTCTTGTATACCTGAAAACATTGCTAAACCATCTTGCACCGATGTTCCTACAGCGGCAAGGGCGGCGGCAGAACGTTCCATACCTTCAACAATATCTTGGTTAGATAAAGCCATTGTGTTCAATCTGTTACTTTCCCATTTTTAATGGTACTGACCATAATTATATGGCGCATAGTCATTTCTGGCTATGTCTCACGTTTCATTATTAGATTATAGCGTGAGATCGGACTATATATTACACCCTCTTATTTATTAAAGTAGGGTGGATAACTTCGGTAAATATGCTTTTTATCACAATATAAACCACTGTAGTCTCTACGCATTCTTGATAATTACTCACAACAAAAAGAACTATCTTTATTATATTTTATACCTGTAACAGAACTCCATCTCAATCCAGATAAAATTCTACTTATTGTTCCTTCTGAGGTATCAAACATTTTAGATAGTTCTACTTGAGAATATTTATTTTGTTTTGATAAATCAACAATTTTCAAAACTTGTTCTTTTGTTAATTTTGCATTTGTGTTATTTTCACCAAGTTCTGATAAACGAATTTTATTTATAGACTCTTTAGAATGAATTAATCCATTTTGCCCTTCGCCACCAATTGTTTGATTATATCCTTTTTTATTTAATATATATGTATCATAATAAGAAATCCAATATTTTTCTTTTTCATTTAATTCTTCTGATGTATCTGCACAATCAATTATACTCCATTTTAAATTATCAACACCATATTTTCGTATCGCTCTATAAAATGGATAATTGTAACTAATTTCTGTTTTTATTTTAGATTTTCTTATATGTTCATTTATTCGTTCTTTTAATTCTCTATGTGTTTGTCCTATATAGCTCTTGCCATTGGGCAATAAACATCTATATATAATCATATTATTCACCTCCTATAAAGTGAATAATCATCAAGTCTTTGCTCGGTCTCATCCTTCTCAGGACTTTAACCGATATAGTTATCTACTATGCTATATTTTTATAGCACCATACATTACTGTATGTTTGGGCAATAATTTTACCCAGCTTATTTATAGGATCCATAATTTCAGATTTTACTTGATCTGGATTTATTGACCACGCCTTCATAATGCTAACCAAGCCACTCTGACTTTCATCAACACTCATACCAGGTGAGATAGAAGCGAACTGAGAACTTAGTTTTGCCATTTCTGTTGCAGCCTCATTTGTGGAAAATCCCAAACGGCTCCAGGCACTCGCCTGATCAATAATTTCCTGAGTAGTAACACCCATCTGTTTTGCTACGTTATTAGAATCATAATAAAAATTCTCAAGCTGATTCTCATTCATCGCTGTAGTTTTTTTTAAATCAACCAAAGCAGTATCAAGTTCTGTAATAGTAGAGACAGCTTTTTTAACTCCGTTTACCATTCCATAGAATCCAACATACATACTTAAATAACTTTGCATCTGACCAATAAAACCGTATGTAGACTTTGTTTTAAAAATATCCCAAAGAGATTTTCCAGCTCTACCAGCAGCAATTTCAGCATTTTCAATTTTAATAATTTCTTCTGTGATTTTTCTTAAATTGATACTTGGATCACCAGATTTTAATTGTTCTAACAATGCGTTAAGACCGGCTTTGGCTTCCGCAGAATATTTTGTATTCTCTGCTAAATCTTTATTGATTCTCTGAATAGCTTTCTCAACACCGACTTTAATTGTACCTTTTTCAGCAGCAGAAAGATTCTTGAATTCTGTGGCTGCTTTTTCACAATTCTGTGTTAATTTGTTTATTTCTGCTTGTTGTTCTTTTGTAAGTTCATTAACACCTTGCAATGAAGCTTTATAATTTTTAAGTACTTCATTTGCACTTTCTAATTTTGCAAGTTTTGTATTGTATTCTGTACTTGGATGAAAATCAGACGGATATGTTTGTGCTTGAGTAATGATATTTTGATATTTATCAATAGAATTTTGCAAAGAATTCAACTCTGAATTTAGAGTATTTTTTAAAGAGTCTTTTAATCTATTAACCGATTCAGCAGATCCATTTGATGCCTGATCGAGCCGATTTATCACGTCAACATATCTTTTCCATGTATCTGTATCTACATTCTGAGGATTTATCATAGAAGATAAAACTTGTCTTGCATCATAAGCTTCTTTTTTTAACTTTTCAATTTCCTCAATTTGTCCTGCAATTTCATATGACTTCTTACCAGTACTTTTATCAGAAGCTTTAAGGTTATTAAGTTTTGTAACAGCATTCATGTAATTCTGAATTGCTTTTTCGGCTTGCTCCCATTTTGACTGGATTGCCCTTGCTTCTTGTTCCACATTTTTTGCAACTGCTTTTGCATTATATACTGTTTCACTTGCATTTAAGACTTGTGGTGTACTATTCTCACCGAGGTAATAAGAACTACCATTTCTCAATGTTGCCTTATATGAAATATTTGTACCGTCGACAGTTTGTTTAGTAGTCTTGACTATCTTTGTGATTTGTTCTGCCTGTTCACGAAGTATTCCAAACTTGGCAATTATATCATCAAAACATTCTGTATTAGGGGTGAAACTGATATTGTCAAGTGCCTTGTCAGTTGCCACGGCTTCTTGCTGTACTTTTTGTTCAGATTGTGCAACCTGTTCTAAGTTTTCAGAAGTCTTAGGAAATGTGTCTTTCATTCCAGATGAAATATTCGTTTTCTGTCCAATCTTACTCTGTGCATCAGCCAATTTCTCAGCTTCTTTAGCAGCATCTTGATATGCATTACTAATATTCTCCACTTGTTTGACAGCACCACTCGTATTGCCACCCATATTGCTCATGTTTTTATTAACATTGAGAATATTCTGACTAAGTTCAGATAGTGACTTATCAATGTTCTGGATAGAAGAGAGTAGTGTTTTAGCACCGGAATCATCTATTTTGCCAAAGGCTTTACTTATACTTTGTACTTCTGATACAATACTTGATAGTTCTTTCGATAAATTCTCAAACTGTTTAAAATTACCTGTTCCTTTACCAAGAGAATCAAGCATCTTTTCGAGATTAGAAATTACACTAGATAATTTCTTTTCATCAATATTAAATTTAATTGTATATTCTCTACCCTCAACAGTATCTAATCTGTCTTGGACTTGTTTCATATCTTTAAGCAGTTTTTCTACATTTGATTTAATTTCTAAATCATACTGATATGTACCTGGCATTTCCTACCTCACTTTCTTAAAATTTGTTCTATTCTTTTATTGATAATGTCATCCAAACGACCACCAAATCCACTTTCGATATCTCGCTCTACATACATATATGGAGGGATGGATCTATGCATCATCCAATGACCATGACCATGTTCACCATTCATAAACATATAGTCAAATGCAAGGCTGGCATTTAATTTCTGATGATTACCTTTTTTATTAGAATATTTTCCGTCTTCTCTTGGCGCATCATAGGTATTTCCCCAACCATATCCAGCCCAACCAATATAGTTATCCATTGCACCTGAATCAATTGAAAAACGAAGAACATTTCCTTTACCTCTTGTTCTTGTAGAATCAAGAATTTTCATAAAGTTATATGTTCTTTCATATGACTGTGGAGTGTAGTCGTTATACCAATCTATTAATGAATATCTAACAGATTCTTTTAGAAGTTCATTTGCTTGTGGTGCGACTTCTTCTGCAATATGATTTTCAATTCTGTCTAACTTCTTTTTAAAATCTGCATATATATTTTTTGCCAATTTCATCACCTCCAAAATTTTCACTATAATTTCACTATTTTTACACTAAAATAGGAGAGCAGTATCACCACTCTCCATAAGAAAAACCCTATACGCTTTGACACGTATAGAGCCTATTTAATTCTTCGCCAATCTGTGATATAATCCTATTCGTAGGTACTTACATTTTATGTAACTATAAACCCTATTCGAGTACCTTTTGGTACAGAAAGGCGAAGGTGATATTTATACTTCGTATACATTTTCATACAGCTCAACTCTACCAATTGAATCTCGTGCCAACCACGAAAGGAGAGAAGTATGAGCGAGGCTGTTCAAGTAGCTTTCATTTCAGGATTCTTTAATGTATTTTGCGTACTGATTGGAATTCTATTCAAAGATGAAAACTAATAAAATCGGATAGGAGCTGAGTTTTGGTGACGATCATTACTCGAACAAGGAAAGTGGAAAAGTCCGTGGCAGCCAGTCACGGCTTTTTCGATTTTATAAGTATAAACACCTCATGAAATTTGAATTTCTATACCTCTTTAAAATTTTCAGTAGTTTTAAGTTTATAATCATCAAGAATCTTTCTCAACTCATCATTGGATAAACTATCAAGTTTCTTATTCACAACATCAACAAGTGGTGTGAGAGTAGCATTTGCCAGATCAGAGATTCTTCCAATCTGTTTGCTAATAAACGCCTGAGTGGTTGTCTCATTAAACTGAGTATCTGACTGTTTCATTGTTAAAATGGTCTTAAACTCACTTAACTCACTCATAGGAATAAGCGGATCATCTTTATCAGAACCAACCATTAAAATATCAAGTAAGCCAGATGATTTGAGTGCATCATATCCCTTGATAAAACCTTTATCATCCTCATCAATCTCAAGATCGGTATATAATTCAATAACGGCACGACAAAACTGTACATACTGAGCAACAGAATTTACTCTAATCTTATCTGTTTTACGATATTTTGTTACTCCGTTATCATCATAAGATTCCTGCTCAAATGTTGTCTTATCTACAATCAACTGTGCGTAAGCATCTTTCTTAATGAATGATACATAAGGGGTGATTTTGATTTTACTTAATAACTGTTCCCTTAATGTGTTATTTGCTGTGTTATTGTATCTCTCTACAAATTCTAAAAGTCTCATATTCCTTTTATCTCCTTTTAATCTAAAATATTTACTGTTATTTCAGTACGTGGATTATCTTTATCCACATGACAACGAATAGTCAGACTATGTAAATGTTCCCTATCATCATCAACCAAAAAACCAGATTCTACAAATCCATCATGGATAAATTTAGGACTATAGTTATCGGTATCCGTTCGTCTCTTTGTTGGATGATAAATGTCATATTCAATATTTACATTGTCTAATTTCTTATTCTCCAATCCTAAATCCTTAATCCACCATATAATAAAAGCTTTCCATGATTGTTTTAAGGCGTTCATTTGTATTCTTGGTTTAATAGACCAAACATTTATAGAGGGATGGTAAGGATGTTCGATTTGTTTCTTTTTCGCTTTCGGATGTTGTGAAAAATAATATTGATTATATCTATTTACAACATTCATATCTAAAATTAGTTTTAAATTATTCATTAGAGTCACTTCCTTTTAAAGAAGCAATCTCTTTTGTTTTTGCAGCACGAATACCGCCACCAATACGTTTTTCTAGTGTTGTTCTGTCAAGAATAACTTTTTCTTTTAATTTTCTGATATTATAACAATCACCAACATTTGAAATATCTTCTTTTGCAAGTCTATCGTGTAACTGTTGTAGTCCTTTTTCTACAGACTTGTATCTTGCTAGTCTATCAGAAGATTTATATTTATATTCAGAGTCTACATATTCTTTGAACTCATCATAGAGTTTTTTAATTTCATTTACATCCGCATTTGCAAATGTCTTAATTGTTCTTTTCTGACTAAATTTAAGTTCATTTAATACATATTTCTCATCAACATTTTCGCTATCTGCAATAAATGCACCATGTTTTCTAATAGAAGGGATAACTTCTGTTGCGAGCCACATTTGGAATTTTTGAGCTAAAGGATTTGATGCTTTCATAGCCAATAGATAAATATAAGATTCATGCAAATAATCATCTTTAGTTTTTTCGGAATCTGAAATTCCGAAAGATTTTAAATGTGAATTTATACCAGACATATTAGGTCTTATGTATTCTTTTCCCTTTTTGTAATCTCTTTTTATCATCCCTAACCCCATAGCTGCGTCCCCGATGTTGACAGAAATACTTCCGTCTTCATTTTGAACACATCTAACTTTTAATCCTAATTTTTCATTTACAAATTCCTGAATTTCGTTTTTCATTTTAAATTTCCTCCAATATTTTTTCCTCAATATAATAGAAGAGTAGCGAACGCAACTGAGGAAATTGCTTCAATGGTTAATTACTCCATCTATTCGCTACTCTATAAGATGAGCCTAATGACTTCTCATCTTCGTATGCAAAAAACACACATATCAAAACATTAGAATTTCATATACACATTTTTTACATAACAAAAGAGCAGCTTCCGAAGAATCCGCTCTTTCATAATTCTTATATTCAATTGTCATATGTACTTGGTTAATTATTAATAATCATAGGATAAAGTTCCCACTTGGCGTTGGGATATTTTTCAATGTATTCACAAACAATTTTGTGTACTTCTTCCATATCACCTGCATTCTTGTCAATATGAATTACTTTCCCACCAGTTACTTCAACTTCTTCACATATCAAATTAAAATATGTTCTCATAAGTAATCCCTCCTATCGCTTAATACAAAATAGTTCATATAGATCTACTTGTAACACATGTGATAGAGAAACTGCGTTGGACAAAAGAATATCAGAAGTATATTCATTTTCCAAATTGGAAATAGCAGTGGAAGACATACCACTTCGTTCTGCTAATTCCGCAATAGACATATTATGTTTATATCTGTATTCTCCAACTTTGTTCTTCATGTATTTAGTATGTATAGAACTATTTTTATTATGCATATAATATAAAAGAAACTTATAAGTTGAATTGATAATTTATTTGATATGCTAGAATTGTTGACACTAAAAATTATCATTCCTTAAATACTCTTGGTATTTTTCAGAAATGAATTTCATACTTTCTTCTGCTTGACCATTCTCCATATTATGATCGCTTAAAAGCTTTTCATAATTCTTGTATGTTTTGAATACATTATTAAAAGCTTCCTTATTCTGTTTCTGACCATTAGAGATGGAAGAACAAAAATCTAAAATATATTTTCGCTTTCTTTCTAGGTTATTATCTAATAACTCAGATTCAATATTCTCTATACCTTTGGACATTTTAGTAATTTCTTTGTATTGCCAATTATCATGTTTTTCCAATATGGCTATTCTTTTGTCAATGGTTTCTTTATCTTCTTCTGCACCAGTTTTAATGCGGAATCTATTTTTAAAATACGATATAATTTCAATAATTTCTTTCGCCCCAAACAAAATTGCAAAAAATCCTAAAATTACCAACACATAATTAATTTGCGCTAAATTTTCTATTGCTTCCATACATACAAATTCCTACAATCTTTATAATAACTGAATGAATTCAGATGCAGTAACCTTTAATCCATCATCTCCGAATTTTTTCTTTGAAGCAGTGACAAGACCATTTCCATATGTACCTGGATATTCAACTCCATTTGGATCAAAACCATTAAGATATAATAATATCTCAAGCGCAGTAACCATATTCTGTGTTTCTCCTTTTTTAACATAATGAGAGCCAAGTGCTTTCCTAGTTGCAGAACCAAGTTTACCATCTTCAACAAGACCTGCTTTATAATCTAAGTTGATGGCGTGTTGCAATACTCTTACTTTCATCATATTTGTTTCTCCACCAACTAAACCATCGGTAACAATTTTTACACCTGTGAATTTAATAGCTTCACGTTGACCACGTTTTACTAATTTATTTCCAGATGTGACACTCTGGATAGTTGTGATAATTGTATTCTGAGATGTTTTAGAACCATCTGTATATGCAACAATTACATGTTTGCCAGGTGCAACAATAATATCACCACATTCGATATACTCTGATTTACCAAGATATTTTGATGCTTTTAATTCTTTAAATAATCCACTTCCTACTAAAGCACCACCAATGTTGCCAGAATATACAGCAGAAGAAATGACAGGTTTTCCATATGCAACATTTACAGCACATGCTGCTAATTCGGAACAATCAATTTCCACAGGTGTCTTTACATTTGCTACAATCCAATTAACGTTTTTTAATGCGTTATACGATGTAGTCCTGTGTCCCTGACAATAACCAAAATTGTTATTTAATGCAATAGCTTTGGCAGCCGCACCAATTTTAACTGCGTATTTTCTATCAGCACATCTATAAACTCTTGTCTGACCAAAATTATAAATATTTCCACATTTGACTTCTTTGCCAGTCTGATCACCAGCTTTACCTCCAGTTGTTTTACCATATTCGTTTGCAGAAGCCCATGCACATAATACAGCCATAACAAACTCCTCCTTTCAAAATTATTCCTTTGGATTTTTATAAGTAAGAGCAGTAGTAGAATCTCCAATACCTCTAGTCGTAGGATCAGTAATTGCATTAAATAAAGATACTAACGCCATTACAACGACATATGGATTACTTATTGCCTGTACAAACGTTTCCCACACCTTTGACCAAGTTGTTAAGTCGGATGCCTGTAATCCAAAATATGTAAGGATAGGAATTACAACAGAAATAATAACCTGTGTAATAAATAAAATATTCTCTTTGTTAAAACGAACTTTCCAGTTGATTTTGTTCATAAATTTTCCTTTCCATAGGAGAGTAGTAGCGACCTGACTATTGATTACGTAATCGTTCACTCACAGGTATGACATCTACTTTTATGCTCATTGTCTTGAGTAACCTATTTATTCATAATTTTTCCATTTCATATATACTTCTTTAGTATCATTTTTAAGAAAAATCATTACAATAATTTTTCTATCATTTTTAGGACTATAACTTGGATATAAATCAATAGGATATATACCAGAATCAATATAGAATGTTTGCTGATCTCTGTTATATATACGGATAATTTCTTTTTCGTTATAACTCCTTGGTTTTAAATTGCTTTCTATAGTCATTCCTTCTATTCCTCATATAACGTAAAAAATAGGGAACATAAAACCGTTGAATAGTAATTATGTTCCCTATTTATATTTTTCAAAATCACTATTCAACATTACCATCAGTCTTTTCCTCGACTTCCGCAACAATATCATTTTTAACAGATTCATTATCTGTTTTCTTTTCTTTCTTATTTATAGTTTTCTTTACCTGCGCCTTCATAATTGAAGCAATAGATTTCTGATAGCTCTCTCCAAAATTATCCTTTTTTGATAAATCAAGTTTGGACAGTTTCTCTTTTGCTTCAATATCAGTTATTCGTCCATCTTCATACGCAGAAGCAATTCTATCAATTTCGTGACAATTATCACTACACCAACAAAAGTACCATGTTGGTTTACTTTTGTCTTCTGGATTACATACTGGGCAAAAACTGTATTTTTTTCGGCATAACATACAGGTTCTCAAATCTTTATTAGCCATTAATCCTCCTTATAAGAAGGGCAGTGATTAAACTGCCCAAGCAATCTTATTTAGATATCTTCCTCTTCTTCATCAATGTAGTAAATAGAGAAAAGTTCAGAATCTGTAGAACATGCATTAAGCATCATAGCTCCTTTGTAATCCATTGTCTGAGAATCACCGCCCTGAAGTGCAAGAGTAAACTCTGGACTTGGCATAAATGATGGAATGTGAATGATTGCAGCTCTAAGAGTTTCTGTATCACATTTATCAACAACTAATGCCTTGAAAAATAACTCATGCGCTTTCGGGAATTTCTTACCAGAGTTGGTAATCTTAGCACCGCTATGAATTGTCTTCTTGTATTTAACGATGTACTGTGTCTCTCCATCTGCTGTTGGTGGAGTTAATACATCGCTCGCAGGTGTATTGTCAGGTTCACCAGATGCATCTGTATGTACAATAGCAAATTCTGTTGCAGTAGCAGAAGTACCTTTTGTATATAATTCTTTACCCATAGAACCTTTTGGGGATAGAGAGTTTACGACAACAGAACCATCTACATAACCAGTAATATCAAGTGTTTCACCTGCCTTTACAAGCTGAATCATCGGCATAACAATACCTTTGTCTTCTGTTGCAATCTCTGCATCTGTGGCTGAGATAGCTTCGACAACTGCAAGATTAAGAAATGCATTAGTTGCAGTTACCTCGCCTTTTTTACCCGTATATTTTCTATATACAAGGTTTCCATCCTTATCATTGATATCAGTAGAATCTGCTGTAATATCAATATTGGCTTCTGTAAGCTGAGTTAAAGCATACAGAGGTGTACCGTTTGCTTTTGCACCGTAACCAAACTGAAGTCTATCAACGATTACGTCACCTAATTTAAATGCCATATTAATTTTCCTCCTTTAAAATTTGTTATTTTTATGCAATAAAAAATGAGCGATTATAAATCACTCATAAAATTAATTAAGTCATTTGGGATATCTTTTGCACTAACCATGCCGCCATAAATACCATGCATAGCTGCAACGCCCTGTTCATATTTCTGTATTCTTTGTACAGAGTCCATGAACTGACATATATTAACTTGTTTTAAATCATCCAACTTGTATTTAAAGCCAGGATGATTTATGCAAGCAGATACAAGAGGTAAGAGAGTGGAAGATCCTTTCTTGTCTTCGCTCTGTTGTACCTTCATTCTATCTTCTTGTAACATCCAATGCTTTGTGGTTTTACCTTTTGCCTTTTCTGTTTTCGGATGAACATTCATCATTGTACGAATATATTCCGCAATCTCTAAATATTCATCATCATAAATAAGGATGTTCTTATCTTCGTTAAATAGCGCCAAGTGGTCATATTCTGTATCTTGTTTATTTTTCTTTGCGGGAGTTAACACAAATCCATCAAAATTAAAATCTTTAAAAATTAAATTTAGTGGTTCTTTATCTTGTACAAGTTGATACATTATATAAAATACTTCAATGTCTTTGGTTTTGTTCCAATCCTTGTGAAAAGTATCATATAAGAAAACCCTAATTGATGTTGGGTTATTGAGAAAAGGTGATAAAGATTGATAAAATCTAGTTTCCCCAACTTCAAGAATATCTCCGATTGTTGGTACAGAAATTGTAATATTATTTATGGTATAATCTTCACCAAAATACATTCTTAATTTATCAAAATGATATTCTGATTTTTTATTATTAGATTTATTTTTCTCAGAATCTTGTTCTGCGGCATTTTGTAGATTGTCTAGCGTTTCTAATACATCCATTTAATCACCGCCTAACTCCATAATTGGTGATAGAAGTTTTACCATCAATTGTTTTGTGAATTCCATTAGTATCAACAACTTGGAATACAAGAGTACGAACGAGATAGTTATTATCTGTTGTGGATTCTTTAGAAGATATGAGATGAGTCTGCATACCAAAGATATTAGACCAGTTGAATCGTTCTCTTATAATAGAAGCGATTAAATCATGGCGTGGAATACCTGTAAGTTTATCATACCTGTCATTACCGTGAACAAATATTGTAAATGTAATATTTGTGTACTTTAATGTATCTTGATAACGAGGCATTTCGTCAAACGCTACTTGATAACATATATAGTGTTTTACTTCTGTCTGAGTGTCAGGAATAAATAAAAAAGGACGAATGTTTGAATTACTACCAAAGTACCGTTCCCATTCGCCTAATGGCTCATATTCACCTATTTCATTATTCCACTCCCAGTTTACATTGCCATCATCATCAAAAAGTTCCGTTTCTAAACTTTTTTCATTGAGGGCATATAATAAGTCTGGACGAGTTAATAAAGCTTTTTCAATTTTCTTCTTATATTGAATGTTTTCATCATCAGGAGCTGATTTATACTCTTTAATTTTATTTAATAGATCAATTTTTGTAGTTATCTTTTCCGTTATTTTCACCTCCTAATCTGCTAATCTGCTAATTCCAACGCAAGAGTTTCAGATTCAATTATTACACCATCTTTTTCAATAGTGCATTTAACAGACAATATTTTGCCAATAGTAGAAGAATCACTAGGAAACTTTACTTTCTTTTGGTTGTACTCTGTACCAGCTCGCCATGTAACTTTATCAGTCCAATCTTCATTGTCAATAGAGCAAGTCCATGTAAAAGTTGCATCAGCATATTCAGTTGTAATATCTTCATTGGAATCATTAAATAGATTTACTGTGAGATTTTTATAGCTGCCACCAACTTTAATAGTTGAAGTGGATGCTGAAATTCTTGCTGTAATAGAAGATGGGGGAGTGGTTGGAGTAGATGGATCTGTTGGGGCAATTTCTGAATCGAAATAATTCGCATACATTTCACCTGTTTCAAGATTAACATAATCGGTATGCTCATTCCAAAATGCCGTATATATAGTAAGTTTTTGAATACCAAATGGCATTGAATTTTCAACCTTGGTCACTGTCCATACGGTAGGATGTTCTGTTAAAGCACTTACTACAACTCGCATATTTTTAGAATCTTCAGAAGTGTACCAAAACTTCTCTGTAATAGAGTTCATTGGCAACCATATCTTATCCTGATTATCTGTGTGTGTAAAATATCGGTCTGTGTAAGTGCCTATAGTGTAGGAATTCTGTTGCCTTAAACAACACCACATACGTCTCTTAATGCGCCTATCATTAGATTTTTCAATCCATGTAAGTTCGTAATTTACTGGTAAAATCAAATACTTTGGAAACTGATTTGCAGGTTCATTTCTACAAATTAACCATTTATGATATACCCCTCTATCGTCAGGTAAATCCACCCAGAGTCCTATCGGAAATGTCGCAGAATAGCGTTTCCTAAAATCAGTCTCATAATAATAAAGATCATCACCCTCATTAAATCTTACAGGCTGACTTGGACGAAACATAAGATAGTATTCCACTTGATCTTTATCCATTGACTGATAAGATTTGATAATAAACTTTGCATCTATCTTTGTCTTATTGGTATTTTCATAAGTCATACCTTCAGCAAGAGAACGTGTAATTCCATGCTCATCTGTGAAGAAGTCGTCATGAAAATGGTCATAAATGTAACAAGTCTTGGAAGGAATACTGTTATCCCAAGTTTCTTCCATCAAAAAATCAGATTCTTCTTTATAAATCTGACCTAAAGTTTTCGCATTATTTGTTTTGGCGTTAGCGATTCGCCGTGCTGTCTGTAAGCTTGGCATCACCAACACCCCCTTCAAACATCTGCTTAATATAATTATGACTATCTAAAATAGCCCTACGAAATGTCATGTAATCAAACTCATCGGATACGGCTTCGTCATAAGCAGCTTGCAAAGTAGCCATTAATGTGACCATAATTCCATTATTATTAAATAGAGTCTTTGTTCCGCTAAATTTGAACATAACATTCTGAAAAAATATAAGAAAAGCCTCATCGTTCTCAAATATTTTTTCTTCTATTCGATTATCCTTATAAAGTAATAACTTATGAACATCGTTATGCATCGCATGTGCAGCTTCTTTAATTTGTCTTTTAGTGAACGAACCATATATATATTCCATAGTTATTCACCTCGCACATATGAGTTATTAATATATCCATGACTTGCAAGTTTTCTACTGAATTCATGTTGTAATGTATCCAATCTACTCTGCATATCTTTATATGGATTCTGTATGTTTTTTTCTTCTTTTGTTCCTAAAACTCTAGCAGTAAATTTTGCAGAGTCAACCTGTGGTTTTAACCATTCAATTGTCATTCCAAGAGTGAACAATCCTATAACATATTCTTTATCTGCAAAATCGCTAACAGGATATTGCATCTCAAATTCAATCTGTTGGATTTCGTCATCCATATTAAATGAAGCGAATTTTCTAATAACTCGTTCATCACCTGCAACCATGCGCAAGCGTTCAGTCCATGTTTCATTAAGATCGTTTTCGTCAAGAGAAAGTTCTTTCATATCTGAAATTCGTCCTCTTGTTCGTGAAAAAATTGTTTCGTATGGAAGCGTCATTGTGAGCCTCCTTTACTATTCCTGAACTAATGTAAGTAACATTTTTGTACCAAAAATTTCATCAAGAGCCTTAATTTTGTGAACTGAATCAAGTGCATGAGATTCAATCATTGTAGAAGCAATACCTTTAAGGGCTTCCTTTGCACCTTTTGGAAGCTTTTTAATTGTTTCTGACATCTGCGGAACAGGAAGATTTAAAATCTCATTTAAGTCACTTGTTTCATACATGGACTCATATAAGTCTTTTACAGACTTATTCTGTTCAACAAAATCTTCATCCTCAATAATAATTCTTGGTGAATAAATGTTTACATCTTCACGAGTTCTAACGAGATAAATTAAATCTCTATATTCAACATCAACTACATCTCCACAGTCAGCCCAGCTATAAAGGATATGCGAACGTGCTCCTTCAATATAAAGCCCACCACTTACTAATGAACGACATGAAACAGTATCTTCGGGTGAAAATGTTTTCATATCTTCTTTAACTTCTGTAGTTTTTGTTACCTTTTCTGTACTGCCAGTAGTAGCAGTAGTTTTCTTTGTATATGCCATTTCCTTTCAATTCCTTTCAAAATAGGAGAGTGGATTACCACTCTCCATATAATTAATCTATAAGTAAATCCTACAGATCCCACTCACCATGATAACGAGTCATAAGAGTTGCAACACCCATACGTCTCTGTACCTCATAAGACTGCATATCATCCTTAGTAGCACCCTTTTCGTTTACTTCAAGCTCAGTCTCTCCATAGTCAACAAACTTGATAAATCTATCATCAACTGCTGGCATGATATAGAGCTTCTTGTTATCAACGATAGGAGTAGCAAGAGACTTATCAGTAAACTTCTGTGGAATCTCCATAAGAGGTGTTCCTTCGTAGCCACCGATAATACCTGTGTTTGCTACAGACTCCTTGATTGAATTAGCAGGATCAGCCCAATCAACCTTTGTAAGAGCATTAAGAGACTTTAATGCTGTCTTAGTACCCATGATTACAACACCGCTTTCGTTAGCAGCACCAACCTTTTCGATAATTGCATCAAACTGAGCCTTTGTAGAAGCAGCTAAAGCACCAGTACCCTTGAGAGTAGCAGGAACAGGAATAAGATTTACACCATTTGCAAACTGAGAAGAAATGAGTGTCTGAACCTTCTGGATATAAGCCTTAACAACCGCATCCACGAAAGCACCCCAATCCTTACGACCAGTTAAGAAGAGACGAATATCTCCACCAACCTTGATACCATATACTGCTGTATCAACATGGTAAGACTGACCAGAACCTAAACGCTGGATGGATAAATCATGTGCATCACCGCTGACCTTACTTACAGTAAGTAATACTTCATCATCAGCCCAGAATTCATTTACGTCTCCATCTTTCATATTCTTTGACTCAACATAATTGTTGAAAAACTCATTCTCAGAAAGACCATGAGCAATCTGAGTATCAATAATTTCCTCAATTACCTCGAAGAACTGTGTTCCTCTCTCAGAATTTAACGCTCTCTTAATCTGCTTATTAGAAGAATCCTTGGTAAGTCCAAGGTATTCAAAACAAGCCTTTCTAATTGTGTCGCTAGCTTCTGCCTTAGAAATTACACGATTAGAATCGGCATCATAAATTTCACGACCTGCACCGAGGTCAAACATAAGATTTTTTACACTTGTATCTAACATTTATTTATTTCTCCTTTCTCAAAAATTAGGCTTTCTTTGTAAGCTGCATAGCGGCAGTTACACCAGAAATGGCTTTGAGTTCAACACCGTCTTTAACAGCGATTTCACCAGAAAATCCATCTGCTGAAATTTCAACTACATCACCAACTGCGAGTTCATAAGCTCTAACTACCTGAGTAGGAGCATTTGTATAGTTGCTTTCTTTCTTAAATGTGTTGCTATATGTCTCCTCGATCATTGGCACTTGGTATACAAACAGGGCATCTCCAGGAGTTACTACTTCTACATAGAAATTTCCATTATTTGCTTTACCAACGACCTTTCCTTCAAATGAAGTAGGTGCTGCTGCTTTATAAAGATCTAACTCTACGAATTCACCCTTACCAACGAACCATCCGTTGTCTACATAAGCACTTGCTGCTTCTGCTAACTGAATGTTATAAATATGCTTTCCACCATCTCTTGCGAGAACTTTAGAAGGGAAAGCCACTGCATGTTTTGCAATAGTCATCTGAATCATTTATTTTTCCTCCTTAAATTTTTGCATTAAAAAAGACACTCAATTTGAGTGTCATTACATTGATTTATATTTCTTGTTTTATTTGCTAAAAAGATTTCCGTAACGGTTATCCTTCTTAGACTTGTTTACATTAGCAAATACTTTTACGGTTGACTTTTTCTGAGTTTTATCAGTGGTAGCTGCAAAAGTTTTCATATTAGAATCCGCATAGATAAGTTTTGCTTCCTTCTCTAAATCTTCGAGAGAGTAGTTATCCATATTTGTATACAGTTTCTCAAAATCCTTATTAATGAAATTTCCTTCTTCATCTTTTTCAGAAATAGAAGCAAAGTTTTCATTTGCAAGAATTTTCTCACGTTTTGCATGAAGTTCATTCTTTTCTGCTGTCTCCTTAAACTCTTTGAGTGCAGCGTAGTTTGAACGCATAGACTGTAACTCTGCAAATTCACTATCTGTTAAAAGTTCACGATGTAAATTGTATCTTTCTCCATCAAAAGCTACATTATCACCGTCTTTTGTATAGTTCTGACCGAAGATTTTATCACCATTCCAGTTCTCATATGTAAAATGATCATCGTAAACAGCGTTGATAAAGTACCACTCATTATCAGCATCTTCATATTCAGATAAAAGCTGGTAAAGTGCATATCTTGTATCTTCATGACTGATTTCATATGTACGAACAATCTTTTCAAAAGTCTGACTTTCTCCTTCATTACCATCTGGATCAGAAACTCCTTCACCATCACCTTCTCCATCATTGGAAGGCTCACCAGATTCTCCGCTACCTGAGTTGTCTCCTTCTGAATTGTCATCATCGAACATCTCAGCGAATTTTGCTTCAAGTTCCTCATCTGACATTTCTGTATAGTCGAATGTTACATCTTCAGCAGTCTTACCATATTTGGCAAGTAACTCTTCAAATTTTGTCATTTTGTTATTTGTTCCTCCTTCCTTTGATTTTTGATTTATATCAAAACTCTCAAGAATATTAGTTAATTTCTCTAAAGTTTCAACCAATTTGTTGTCTGTGTTAAATGTTACTGTTTCTGCATTTACAGCGAAATCTTCAATTTTAAAATTACTTCCTGCCATACCAGGGGATACATCCTTTGACAGAAGAGTAAGACCTGATACATAAAAATCATCTAACTGCAATGTTTTATTAGCAGTATTAAATGATAACTCCCTAATGCATAATTCCACCGAACAATCTACAGTTCCACGTCTATTAAGAATCTCAATAGCGTCCTGACAATACTCATCGTATAAATAACCATGCAAAACTGCACGATTTACGCCAGCATCTTCATCATATTCAATAGTAGTCTTTGTGCCATCAATAACGCCGATAGGCTGTTCTTCGTATACAACTTTGTCGTTACCATCTTTGTCAGTAGTCACATAATAATCATGGCTACCGAAGTCTAATTCATTATCTGAATTGGTAGTGATATGTGCTAAGATTGGACGAAAGTTTGCTGATGGGACATTTTCATTAAAAGATTCTTCGGAGATTTCCGATTTATTGAGATTGACATGATCGTGAAATGCACGACTGACGAATGGAGTAAGAGACTCTTTATGTTTATCTTTATCTTTAGAAGTTTTTTCAAAATTACCATTCATACGAACCATAAGTTCTTTACCGAATTCATTACTATCAAAATGAGCAAAATTATTTTTTAGACAGAACTCATACAGCTCATCAATAGACATAATTCGTCTTTTCTTCTTTTTTGGCATTATTTAACCTATTCCTCCTTTCTTTGTTGATATACCACTCAAAGCAGGAGAGTGGTTAGAATGTAAGCATATTGCTATACTGAATTTTTGTTATATCTATATCATTTGAAAACCGAAACTTTTCAGCATTCAAAAATACATAAATACCATTAGAATTTTGCACCTGTTGATATCCTTGCTTAGATAAGAGAGTAGCAGTAGGGATATCTTGGGTTGTTATAAATTTCTTTTTCATAATCCATCTACTCCTTATTTATTGTTCTTATCTTGGTCTTTCGTCTTGAGTCCTTCATCACTTAAATCTGATTGGTCTTTCTCTTGACCACCACCTTGGTTATCACCAGATTGTGTATATGATGTGCTAAATGGTTTAAGCCTTTCGCCAAGATTCAGACAGTCTTCCTCTAAGAAATTCATAGCAAGAGTATCTTTTTCAGATACACCGTTTAATGTGTTGTATAAAATCTTGTTTGGAAGTCCATTTTGGCAAGACTCAAGGATTGATTTCTTAAAATCATCCTTCTGATAAATAGAGACATCAAAGAATTTAACTTTACAAGGTTCGGATATCCAAGTCGATAAAAGTCGATTTACAATCGCTTGAATCTGTGGAATAAGAGTCGAAATAGAAAATGTAGAATCTGCAAGTACGCCATATTTAAAGGCAGTAGAGTTAGAAGCGGAGTTTAGATTTAATATCTGAGCACCACCAGCCGTATTGAGGATTTCTTTTGTAGCTTTTTCAACTTTTGTAACATCGCCAGTTGCATCATCTGGAAAACTAATTTCATGTAATTCACCAGGAACAATAGCAGCAGAGATATAGGGTGGCAATGCCTCTTCAAGCATACGATTGAAATACTGGATCATTATATCTGGATTAACTGCCCAATCATCTACATCATTTCCCATAGTTTTCATTTCAAGCCATACTAATTTATAAATATTAGCTGCCTGTTGAACTGCCTGATAATCAGAAGCATCCATAAGGTCAATTAGTGATAAGAATATAGGAGTGAGCACAGGAACAATTGTTTCCCAATCCTCTGACCTGAATTTAATACAGACATTATATTCTTCTGGAATTAGCTGATATTTTTCGTTTGTACTCTGATATGTGTTCCACATAGTATTGAATGGTTCACCCCAATATTCTAATAACTCTGAATTTCGCTTAAAGTAACTCATATCCATTGCACATGCGAATGAGCCATCAGGAAATACACCTGCAATTCTCATATACGATGGATCAAGTGGAAGAATAAACATTCCCTGTCCCTCTGTGTAATAAGCACATCCATAAAATGCATCTTCTCGAAGTGTTATAGAAGCAGCTTTACGAAACTCATAATTTAATCCGAGAGTATCTACAACATCGACTGTTTCCTGATACTTTTGTAAAGTGGATTTTACATCGTTATTATCTGAAATTATAAATGGAGGAACGATATTTCGAATTGATAAATCAATCTGATTTGCATAATATTTGCAAAGACGATAGTAGATTTCTGAACGATAATAAAGATAGCGAGATAAACTTCTAAGACTTGCTTCATTGGAAGAAATATTCTTAATATAATCTTTTACATCTTCCTTTGAATAATTACTGATTGTAGTGTATGTTTTAGATTTCTGAATATCTCGAAGACTTGTAATTGCACTTGTTGCATCTTCGTAACGTTCAAGTCTACTTTTATTTTTCTCATACCATTCACGCATTTCATTTGCGGTTGGCTGTTTTGGAGTAGAAGAAGTAGTTTTCTTCTGTGAATTATTTACTTTAGCAGGTGCATTAGAATTTGCATCTACTTTCTTAGGTCTAGGCATATTTGATAATGCACCTCCTTAATTGTATTTTGCTTTACGGATTGTAAGCTTGTTTATAAAACTTGTTGCATCCTCTATTGGACGTTTTTTATTTGTAATAGCTTTCCTACGTTCACACATGAGAGCGTAAGAAGCCATACACGCCGTATACGCACGATCATCGTGGAGCTTATTAGCTTTCTCAGGCGTAAGTTCAAATGAATCTTTTCCAGAATCTCTTTTCTTACGAACCATATTTACAAGTTCTTCTTTTAAAGCATCAATGTTAGCAAGTGCAATTTCATCTTGCCAATCAAGCTTTATAGTTTTTGTATTAACTGATTCAATTTTCTCTAATTCTTCATTAAGCTTAGTTTCAAATTCTTTCTCATTAACTTTTTGCTTCCTGAGTTCGGTAGAAATTCTTTCTTTCTCTTTAGCCAGCTTCTTTTCATCAACATCGAAAACAGTGAGATAGCCTTTGTGATCATATTGTGCGGTAAAGCTGATTTTATCTTGATTCATTAATTCAATCATTGCTTCATACATTTCAGATTTGTAACCAGCAGGAGACATAAGATGCACTTTGTCTACTGCATTAGGAAATTTCTTAACATAATCAGCAGAGTATTCCTTATCAATTAATCCTCTGTGAACAATACCAGCAGAATCCGTCCAATCTGGCATCAAATAATCTGCTATATTAACCCCTGATCCGCCGCTACCTGCATCAATGTATATACCAACAATATTCCCATATGCGTCAGCTCCACCATTGTAATCAAGAATTACTTTTTTTAAATATTCAATCTGATCTGGTGTCTGCATAGGAGATTTTATTTTTTTACCAACATCAACAAGATTAATACAATTTACCAATCTCATTCTTGTATCAATGCTTCCATCAACTTGTTCATATTCATAAATTTCTCCAACAAGAATTACTGAATTATCACGACTTCTAGCAGGATCATATGTGATGACGAATTTTTTATCACCTGTATCATTGTAAAGAAGAGGTTTTCTTGTTTCTTCGTTTCGTGTAATAACACCTCTACGAATAATTGCATCAGTGCCAGCATCTGTAGTAAAAATACAATAATACTCACGTCTTGCTTTTTCTGGATTTGTTCTCATTTCCGATTCAACAGTATTTCGAGATAGAAGAGGGGTGACTAATTCTCCCCTAAGAGTTGGTTTAAATGCTTGTTCGCAATCTATATGTAAAACACAATAATCTGGATTTCCCATAATTTGCTGTTTAGAAAAGTCACGATACAGTCTCCAAAATTGAGTATCAGTTGAAGAAGCTGAACTTATATAATATTTCTGATATGACAAATCTCGTGGTAAGCACCTTTGACGAATAGGATCTATTGAATTACCATCTACATCTTTACCAGTTTTTAAACTTTTATTTACAACGGCAAATGCACCATATACATTCATCATTTCATCAGATAAGAAACCACTTTCATCAAAAATTACTGTGCCTCGCATACCTCTCTTGGCATCTATATTTCCGTTCAATGTCCTAGTCATAGATCCGTTATAACATGAATAGGAAAAACCATTGGACGAGTGTGAGAATCCGTCACCTGCTGCATTTTTGATTTCTATCTCATTCTTGAATAAAGAACCAGTTGAACCATAAAATGTATCAATATTATCATTAGCGAGTCGTTCCAAAGTAGTGAAAGTTTGTTCAGCCTGACCACCTGTACCGCTTGCAATATATGTCCATACATTACAAAAACACATATCTTTAGACATAATCTCAAGGTCAATAACTGTACTTTTACCATATCCACGAGTACATACTGCAAGTACATTTGGGCAAACCCAACTTCTTTGTACAAGAAGTGCTTGCCCATCTAAAAGTTCTATATTGAAAAAGAGATCTATAGCTTTTACTGGGTTGCATTGCAGATATTTTTGGATTTCAGCGATTTGAATATAAGATTCAATTTTACGAGAAGAAATAGAGTAACCATGTGGTTTTACATATATTCCGTATTGATTATAAAAATCATTATCATAATCAAAAATTTCATTCTGATAGTAATTCATAATCATTTGTTTATTCTGATTCATTTTCAACAACCTCCTTTGATTCTTCATCAGGAGATTCTTTCTCTTCGTCAAATTCCGCAAAAACAGAATAAACATCTTTTAAATCTTTTAACTGTTCTTCGTTTAGTAAATTATTTTCTTTTAATGTATCCCTCAAATCAAGATTTTCTCTCAATAAGATTCTATTAATTTCTTGATAAGCATCCTTTTCTTTACGAAGACCAGTATTTACAACACGCATTTCAGAAACCATATCTGACCATTCAGATTCGTCAAGTGCCAATTGCTTCATAATAGAAGCATCACTGATTTCCTGAACTTGTTGCATACCTCTACAAGTATCAATGTCAAAACCATTGACTTCACCACTTCGTAGGTTAAGACTCTTAATTTTTTTGATTTTACCAGTCCAAGTATTTTCACCTTTTTTAGCATTTTTATTGTGCTTTAATGAAATACAACTGTCTTGAGCAAGACTTGTAATAACCGAAGTTATTTTACCTTTACTTTCTTGTAGGGATTTAATTGTTGCAGAATTGCGTTCAATATTAGAAATATCACACATTAATTTTGATATGGTATCATCAATTTTAGATTGTTGTAAGAATCCACGAACAATAGAGATAGCGGAAGAGGTACGCATCATGTCTTCATTTGCATCTTCACTAGAATCTAATAGACCTAATAACTGAGAATATAAAAATGGTTGGTCGGCTATATCCTCTTTTTCAAAAGGATCATAGCTGAGTAATCGAATAACATCATTCTTATTTTTTAAGAAACTATCATATGTATCCAATCCTGCGTGAGACTCAATAAGTTCCTCCTCGGTTGTTTGTTCCTTTGGTGCCTCGTCCTCGACTGCGTGATTATCAAAAATATCCGAATCTTTAAATGTCATGGTGTTATATTGTCCCATAGCCACATTCTTTACATATGAATAATAACCATTGGAACGGACTTTACCTGATGCTAAATTTTCTGATTCTTGAATACTAGCATCCCATAATTTTGATAAAAAAGGCTTATTAAGATACCTCATTGTTTCGATTACAGAGTTTTTATCAGGCTCATGTTCAACCTTGTCCTTCCCAATTTTAAGGGCTATCTTCCTTGCACAGTCTTTACAAATTGGAGTAAGACCACTTTTATTCATTGGATCTGTACTTACATAAAATTTATCCCTTGCTTTATGTGTATCACACATGTAACACCAAGCACCTTCTTTAAGTAACTTGATTTTCTCTTCCTGTGTTTCAACTTTCTTCTTTAATTGTGCAGCCGTTAATTTTGTAGGCTGTGTTTCTTTTGTCGTAACCAAACTAACGACCACCTCCTTTTATTCCAATATAAAAAAGCCACTTCATACGAAATGACTTCTCGTAATTTCCAATATTAAATTTCCAATGAAAGTGCAATTTACTTCACTTAGCACACCTTCTACGATTTGAACATAGACCTAACGATTTTGGAGATCGTTGCTCTACCAATTAAGCTAAAGGTGTATATACAAAAGAGCCATCTCTCATGAAATGACTCTTTCTTAAAAAATTATCTTTCTCTAAACTAAATGAAACTATTTTCATTACGACTTTATCAGAATAATCTGCGTAGTTGTTGCCTACGGATAATTTGATAGGGCGGTAGTAAGTGTTGAGCTTACACACCTAAGTTTCGTATGCATCCAAAAAATAGGTTTTTACATCAGGTTTACCGTACGAAAAGATTTCGGTGAGAGTCGAACTCACGCCCTCGGAGTTGCAGTCCGATGCCTTGACCAACTTGGCTGCGAAATCATAAATAGAGCATAACGGACTCGAACCGATACTCATGGAATGAAAATCCATTGTCTTACCTTTTGACTAATGCCCCATATTTTGGGTGGAAGAGTACCACCCATTATTTTTACTCAGACCAAACAAGATCTGTTGTATAAGCCAATGTATTAATCGGAGTAAATTCTGTTACCTTGTAAGAAGCTAAAAGCTCAATACATTTCTTCTCTAATTCATCTTTATTTTCTGTAGAATATTCAACAGTTTCATATTCGCCAGTCCCAACCAATGTAGTAACTTCTTTTACTTCATGGGTATCTTCATCGGTTACAGTTTCTTTCTGTTCTTTCATAATTTCCTGCTTTACAGTAAGATAACGATACATTCCTGTTTTGGAATCTTTAATAAGAATTTTATACATAGTCAGCCTCCTTACAGTACAACAGATGTTTCAGCTTCAAAATCATTTGCCAACGCTCTGATTTCTGTTAATTTTGTTGTGATTGCAGCTTTCACTTTTTCCAAGAAAAGAACTGCCATTGCCTGTCCTAATTTTTCAGGAGTATTAAACACTGTACCAAGAGAAGCAGTAGGAATTTTATTTATGTCAATAGAAAGTGTAATAGATAAATTCTCATCGAGAGTGTACTTTTTATTTACTAAATCAGAAATTGTGACCTTTTCAATAGTAGAACCGTCTGGCTCATCAGTAACAATCACAGGAATTCCTGTATCTGAAAGTTTCAAATTTCCAGAGAAGTCAATCTGGCTATATTCGATATATCTTACGAAATTATGTAACTGATTTTTCTCTGTATCAGCATCTCTTATACTATCACCCAATTCTTCAACATTTAAACTTACTGTAATTACATCTTCGTTAATTTCTGTTTTCTGTGCTAATTTCATTATTCAGTTTCCTCCTCACTTAATAAGTTATAAAATTCTTTTAATCCGCAAATCATATTTTTAATGGTAGACTTTGACAAATTACACTGTAATTGTGGTAAATTCATATCTGTATCATTTACTTTAAAAACAAGACAATTGTTATCAAAATCAATACTCATACTTGCTTTTGTCTGATTTCCAATAAGCATCTGTAAAGCTTTTAAAGTTTTGCCATTATCACTTGTAATACTTAATACGTCACCAATTTCTAAGTCGTTTTCAGTAACCTGTAAATAAGCCATTATATGTGCACTCCTTTCTTTTATTTTCTTAGCTTCCTTTTATTCTAACTGAGGTAATAGGATTTGAACCTACGAATACAGGAGTCAAATTCCTGTGCCTTACCACTTGGCGATACCCCAATAATCAGCATAAAGCACTAACTAGCTGATATTGCACTGTACACATGCAGTTTTAAATTAGAAAACTTTCGCAATCCATTCATGCTTATTGATTATTCTCCACATATTTTCAGTCTTCGGAGCAAAGACCAGTTGATAAGGTTTTGCATCTCTTATCCAATAGACCGCCCAGCAGTCATTCACTAATGGTTCTCATTAACGCAGAGAAGCACGATAGATATACCGCATTAAGGTTTCGTGCGCACTAGAGTTGCTATAAAGTCAGCTCTACCAAAATACAGTAGCAGGTCTTACAATGCTACATGAATAGCAAATGCCAAGATATGACATGGTGTGCCTCGAAGAGGGCTATTAAGAATCTAGCTTCGATATTTGGACACTATATTATTCTCTGTTTTGTCGCCCACTTAAGGGTTCTTTTATTTGTTCTCTTGTTTGGAATATTTTGACATGAATTGTCATGATATGATATAATGGCTAGAACAAGCAAATAATCCAACATTTTAATTTGGCTAGATTGAGATGGTTAGGCGGTTTGAGTCACATCAGAACAGTGATGTTCTGTTTATATAGATATCCTCGTGACATCATGTAGGAAATACTTACAAAGGAGGATATAACGTGACGTTTATTGAATTATTAATCTTTACAATTGTAACTGACATTGTAAGCGGCGTACTTGCTACATACTTAGTCAGATTTTTCGATAGACACAAAAATGACCGCCACTCGCCAAAGCACGGTCATTAATGTGTTAAGTATTAAATTTATTTAGCCTTTATTGATTACATTTGGCTCAACCGTCTAACGGATATTTGCTTGTTTTCTTTAGAAAATATTCTATCACAGTTTTGTGTTAAGTACAAGAGGAAATTAGACGAAGTATTAGACAAAAGCTTCATCGTGATTGTCAAATACCTTCTTTTTCAGCTTCTTTCTGTAATTCTTGTTGTTTAAACTTTAGAATTTTTAATTTTTCCCTTAAATCAGCCTTAGAAGCAGGGCGTACATAGCTCTGTGAAGTTACTGAAGTTGATTTGTGGTTCGCCCATTGTGAGGCAAGATTTAAATCACCAGTATCTTCATATATTTTATTGATCGCTGTCTTCCTCATGCAATGACAATGAAAGTCCTCCAAGCCAATAATTTTACCAATTTTTCTCATTCGGTCATGAATCATGCCTTGTGTCCAAGGAACCCATTTGTCCTTATATTTATGAATAAATAGAGCATCGCATTCAAGATGGTCATAATCATTTGTTCTCATAGATAACCATGTTTCAAGCATATCCTTACAGGTACTGTCAAAAGAGACTTCCACACGGTATCCTTCCTTCTCACGTATTGACTCAAATACCATATTATCTAAATCAAGAGAAGATACAGTAAGTTTTTCCAAAGCACCAATTCTATTAGCGGAGAAGAGTGCGATTTCAAATAATAATTGGTCTTGTATTGTCCATTTGTTATTCTCTGTCTTATACAAATCTGCTCTAATAGCTGCAATCTGTTCATCATTCAAAAAGTAATGATTAAGAATCTGTTCTTCGTTTGCTTTTTTCATTCTATCAAGCTTACCATCAAAAGGATGATATTTAACAAAACCACGTTTCATAGACCAAATATAAAATGAACTTACGGCAGAAATTTTCATGTTGATAATCTTCTTATGATTCATCAATGTTTCCTGACAGAAAAGCATATATGCTTCCATAATATCAACTGCATTTTCCATAAATTCATCAGAATATAAATCTAATTCACCATAATTTTCTCCTAACCACATAAGAAAGTGTCGGAACAATCCTTTATATCTCTTGTATGTAGTATCTTTTACATCACGATTTTTGATGATATTAGATTGTAAATATTTTTCATATTTCTTCCAGTTCTCTTCATAAATAAATTTCTCTTTATCAGGAGTGAAATATTTCACCCTTGTTATTTTCTCTTTTGACAATATTTCAGCCTCCTTTTTAATCAATTATTTTATTAGTGGGTAGAGTGTGATTTGAACACACAATGTTTACCATGTAGGTCACGGTTTTACAGACCGCTTGCTTCAGCCATTTGCATACCTACCCATATAAAAAGAGCGTGTAGTACAAACCACACACTCCAAAAATCTAAAATCCAAAAGCCTTTAACATCTTCTGAATATCTTCATGACTTAACTCATCGCTAGAGTAGTAAGAATAACTCATATAAGAGTCGCCATCTGACTTACTGGCAGTAAATCCGTGAGTATTTCCATCTTCATCTTCAGAAGTATGTAAATAAGTTTCATCATGCGCAGGACAGTTCTTACAATCACCATCGCAGTCATCTTCCTGACCAAACAGAATAACTTCCTTATCCTCGTTTACACAGTAATTAATAATATCCTGTGAAATATCACCATCCATATCAATATAGAAAATATCTGTTTTATCAAGAACTCCAAAGTCCTCGATAGGGACAACAGTGATTACACAATTATCATCAACCGATACTAAATATTCGTCTATATTCATATAATCTACAAGATCAATCTCTTTAACACTTGTTTCATCAAGTCTAATAAGACTATCCAAAATATATTCAGCAATTTCTTTATTTACAATTACACCAACTGTTTTATCAGTATGATATAATTTATTGATATAAATAGAGATAATGTCATCAACCTTATCCTCAAGATCAATCATCTGAATGTCTTCATATTTATTTTTCTTCAAATAATTCACGACCTTTCAGATTAAGCAAAAATCTCTTTGAGAGCTTTAACAATTTTTACACATGCCTCTTTGTGAGCAGGTTTTACCCATGTATCTCCTTTATTTGCTCCCAACATTACTTTACCAGTTCTCTCAGGAACATCCTTTGATTTTACTTTGCAAACACCAGGAATAGTAACCTCGTCACCTGCTTTAACTGCATCTGCAACGACTTTTGCCTGTGCGTCTAAAATTTCAGCTACATCCTTCTGTGGAATATTGATAGATACCTCATTCTGAATTCCTTTAATTAACTCTGATTTTGTCATTTTTTAATTTCTCCTTTATTTTCCTTAATTTATTTTGTAATATAAAAGAGGGTAGCGTCTCATTTGAGTGCACTCCCTCTGATACATACAATTGTGACAGTAACATCACAATTTCTATACAATCGGACTAATTAAAAGTAGAAAATTAGCCCAATTTTCATAGTTACTTATGCATAATATAAAAACCAAGTCACTCGTACTTGGTCTACTTTGTCATGAAATTAGTAATAATCCTTGTCTTGGAATCAATAATGTCACCATTTGAATCCAATGCAAGATACATAAACCCGTTCTGATTTGGAATTATAAGTTTACCGTTGTTATAATCTAGCTTATCCAAATCACACACGCAACCTTGCTCATACATTTTTATTCCACCTTGAGTAAAACTTCCTACTTTGTGGGTATGAGCCATTACGATTCCAGTGAATGTGCGATCTACACGCAAGAAATAATTGACTGCCTTTTCTGTTGTTTTTAACATACCAGATGAATAATTTAATGGGTGACAGAAAATTACATTACCTTCTTTTATCCACCATTCTTTATCATAAACGATTTCAATATTTGAATCTTCAAACACTTCACGAATAGAAGAGTATTGTGTCTGGGTTTTATTTCTTTCATCATTAACTTTGAATCCATCATCTACAATCATTCCTAGCGGATCTGTTGGGATGATGCCAAGTAATTCGTTTGATAATCTATCAGAACAGTATCTTTGCATACGGTATTCATGATTTCCAATCACAAACATTACCTTTTTAGGTGTAGTCAGATTGATTAAATCAATAATATACTGTCTTCCTAAAACAAGTTCTTCATCAAGATTTACTTTGAATTTTTTAGGAAATGCAGAACATGAAAAACAATCCAATAAATCACCATTGACTATTAAAGTGTCTACAATTCCCTTATAGCTTGCAAAAATATCAATAGGTAAATTAAACGGAATATGAACATCTGACACACATAAAATTCTTTCAGATGCACCCTCGCAGTTGTGAATATAATTATCATATTCTTCATATCCGACTGCCTGTTTTCTAAGCTGATCTGGTGTAATGTTCAATCCAAGCATATCTCGAATTTCAATCCAATCCATATCTGTCTCTTTACGTTTCTTTGCAAGGCAACATCTTAATTTCCATTCAAAATCTGTTTCATTTTCCAATCTATGTAAGTCGATTATAGTATCCACCTACTCTCTATTCAGCAGATTCAGACTCTTCATCTGGAAGCTCAATACTAATTTTAATATCAAAAATAGTAGTACCTTCTGGTAACATTTCAGCGATACGATCTACAATAGAGCCTTCATCATCAACGAAAACTCCGTTTTCAATTCGTACACCACTTGCTGTAATATTCTTTTTAGCTGCACTAACAATTGCTTTCTTAATCTTACTATCTACCATAATCCTTTAAATCCTCCATAAAATTAAAAATTCCCACCAGAACGTTTTCTGCCAGGATTATAATACATTTGTTTACTTTTATTCTGTTTCACTTTGATATACCCACGAATCTTCCTAATATAATTTTCATCATAACTTAATCTAGCATGTGACTCCAAATAATAGCATCCACAACGAGTTGGAATTTTATTTGATAATACATTGTCTATGAGCCTATACGATGGATTAAGATTCGAGAGATGAGTATGCTTTTCTGTATCTTCTTGTCTACAGATACGGTAGCCATTTTCAGTCTTGTCTATGTAAAAACCTTTATATTCAATTCTATTTTTCATAAGCAGAACCTACTTGACATACTTATCTTCGATGTAACGCTTTCCACCACAAGTCTTGTAATATCCAATATGTTCGCCTCTGCGATCTACATATCCTCGTCTTGTGTTTCTGATTACATCTTCAGATAATAATTTTTCAATTTCATTTTTTGAAATGCACTTAATAATTTTCACTTCTTTCTTAATTTATTTCCTGCTGAATAGCAGAATAGAGTGAGAGTGGAGGGATTTGAACCCATCGACAACTCGATTAAAAGTCGAGTGCTCTACCAACTGAGCTATAAGAGATTAAGAATTGTCAGTGACCATACCACAGGAACTGTAGCACAGCCACCGATCTATAAGAAGAGGAGTACAATATGAATATGTACCAATCTTAGAAATGAACTTTAGAATTATTCAGAATCGCCAATGAATTAGTAGCGATGGAATCTCTTAGATTTTATCAGTTCACCAAATAAGCTGATTATCCGTAGGTTTACCAACCTAACATTAAAGTTAGCATTTATGGCTGCTTGCACCACATACATTGTCTCTATGGACTTTATTGCCTCAGTATGATACGAGATCTAAATCACTGTTCTGAATTTAATTTGTGTTATATTGTGTCCGTATAGGACGTTGTTCTAATGTCTCTCGACAATTATATATTCTCTGTTTTATCAGCCAAGAAAAGCTGATTTCATTGTTTTATATTCGGGGCAGATAATGATACGTCTGCCCCTAGTATACTTTTTAAACTTGCAAGCCCTTACTTATTACACGCATTGGCAATGGCGTGGGAGTTTACTAACGTAACTCTGCGCTTTCTTCCCTCCATATTACACCCATTGTTAAAATCGCTGGAAGCCTTGATTTTACTAGCTTTTTGTGAATTATTTATAAAGTTACTAAGTAAAATTTGTGCAAAAATACTAATTAAAATTCAGCAAGAACTTATCTTTGTTCATTTTATACAAACAATTCAACATCTTTCTAGTGTATTTTTGACTTTTATTATAAAAAATACTACCATTATCTTTTGGCTCAATTCCAAGAGAAGTCTCAATCAACCTATTTATAGTAACAATATTTCCTACTTTTATCTTACTTAATTCATCAAGAACAAGTTTTGATCTATCAATGATTAATTCAGTAGACATTTCATCATCTAAACAAGAATTAGATTGAATAGCTTTAATATAAGAATCATATTCTTCAACAATCTGTCTAATTTTTGTCATTTGTCTATTATTTGCATATCCATCCATTTTAACAAAAAAATATTCAGTTGGGATTGTTTCAACAGTAGAAGCGTTCTGAATTTTATTAATCCAATCTTCAAGCCAGTTCATAGGACATAATAATTCTCTATTAATACGACTTTTAAGTTTGTTTTTCGATTCATCAACTTCCTCTTGCGGTAGTTCTTTACCATCTTTGGTGTATTTAATTTCTCTGGTATATTTCATAAACTCAGGGAAATCGTACTTTTTATACTTTGGCTTACCTGATTCCGTATAGCCAACGATTCTTTTAATGTTCATGCAAGGGAGTTTGCTAATTCTATCAATTTCTTTGTTGCCATCAATTTCATATTCTCTTTTGCATCCATCAATAATAACCTGTGCAAGAACAGAAAGAATAATAAAATTGTCATAGAGTTCTTTAAGTTTTTTCTCATCAGGACCATCTTTTTGTAATTCCGTCCAATAATAAGTCATTGCCAACTGAGCCAAATTACTTGAATATCCGATTCCCATACGTGACTTTGAAAACTTATTATCCATAGCAGCATAATCTTTTTTTGTGTTATTATAGGTAATACCAGACTCTTGTAATGCATTTACAATAGTATAAAAATCTCTATAGCATCTTTCTGCACATTTGACCATTGTTGATTGATTTGTGACAAGCATAAAATCCGAGTCTTCGTCCATTCCATTTGCCCTGTCTTGAATATCTGTATGAATACAATTAACTGCTATTATATTTTTACTAAATGCAAAATACTTATCCATTTCTTTAGAATAGACATTATGTAAATAGCATATATTGTTCGGGGAATTATGTGGATTTCTAAACGCTGCAAGATATTCATTATCATCAAAACGTTTAGTATAACACTGAATACAATTAGATTCTTGAGAAAGTGTTGGATCTTTTTCAAAATCCTCACCAACAGAATAGAGCAGAAGTGCATAAGGGTTACCACATACAGTCAAATTATCACCATTGACCATAATTTTTCCTTTTCTCATTCTAAAAACATATTGTTTAATTATCTCTTTCTTTTCATACCTAAAAAATTTACTATTTCCAAACTCATGATTTTGAGCATATAAATCAGCAAGCATTTCATAATGATTTACTTCATTTGCATTCTTTCTAAGAAACTTTTCAAATTCATCATTATCACGCTTAAGTAATTCAACATAATCAATGCTAATCTGAGCAATATCTTTCACATTATCCTTCGTACATGGAAGAGTATTAATCATTTGATAACTCAACTGTTGATATTGTCCTAATTTACTTTGGTGGTCGGTTTTTACAATGCCCCACATATCACCATCAGAATGAATTCTTTCGCACCAATAGTCATATGCTTCAGTAATATTATTACCCATTAAGTCTTGAAATTTCTTCCATTTAATCGCATTATCAGTAGTTATCATCTTAATATCTTTTAAATAATGCCATTTACCAAACATATCTTGAACCTGGTATGTATTGTAATCATATCCATTCTTCTCACACCAATCTTTAAAGAATTTTTGAAGATAACTCTTAAAGGCACATGATTTAAAAAGGTGATTTCTGAGTAATGCCATACCGTTAATATAAGATGGGAGACGAAGATAATTAGAATCAGCTTCGATTAGTGCCATGCCATCCCAAATTGTATTTTTAACTTGACGTTTTTCTTCGGATACAACACATTTTTTGCGTTTTTCAATTACCTTTTCATTTTTGTTAGTTTCTTTATTTTCCTTTTTGACTTCTACTTCGTATTCTTCTGCTTTAACAACTTTTGTCATTGTTTCAAAAAAGGAATCCTGATCTTTGAGAATTAGAATATCCTCAACAGGTATATGAAGTGTACCAATAATTGTAGATGTGGTAAGTGGAGCATAAGCTGACATTTCAACGATTTTCGCATTGTCATGACTCATTTTTTTTCCAAGTCCAATTGTTAACCAATCATATGCAATGTCATATAATTTACTATTTATGAAAATAACTTGTCCAAGTTTAGCTTTGGCACTTGTACGAAAAAGCATTTCATAATGAATTGTTTCTTCTTTAATTGTTCCGTCTCTGCGTTTACGTTTATATGTAACATCAACACCATTCTCGTAAAAATATTCTCTAATCTCATCTCGTGATTTTTCATTATACAAGTCTTTTCTATCTTCAACTTTTTGTAATGCCTGTTTAATACGTTCCTTAGAATCGCCATCAGTATCATTAAATAACTTTTCTAATCGAGTATGCTCATTATCATAAGAGCGACTTCCAAATTCATAATCAAGACAAATTATATCTCGTGTACTTTCATTTTTTTTACCAGATTTTCCTTTATAAATATTTAATCCATTCTTTTGTAAGAAAAAACTAAATAAGCTATTATTAAACATAGCATCAGTATATGTAAAATAATCCCGTGTTCCAAGATTAACATCATATAGCATACCAGCACTGATGTTTTTTATTTTAATTCCATATTCACTCATTCAGTATATCATCACCGCCTTAACCTAAATTCTCCCAAAATTCATCTTCAGAATCATAGCCACCATAATCTAAACTCTCTGCAAACTCGTGAGATGATTTTGTAGAAGCTTTGTCATAACATTGCTCCAATTCAGAACATTCTTCACATCTAAAATTGTTGTCAAATTCACATTCCGAAAGTTCATCTACAATCAATTCTTTCATTTCTTCAACATTGTCAAAATTATTACTCATATAAAATTTACCTCCACTTATATATTCTCCAAATGAAATTTCTATTTACTTTACAAAGCTAAATAATTTGAATAATCTTTTCGTGTTTATTTTCTTCATTTCTATCTCTTCCTTCTGCATTCTTTCTACATTGCTTATCAAAAGCAAAATCTTTAAAAATTCGATCTGCAACAGAAGGTGCTTTGTCTTTTCGAGGGTAATCTGTGCAGAAATCATATTCTGTGATTAGTCCACCATATGTATTCTGGTATTTATGGTTCTTTGATGTAATTGTTACTGTTCTGTTCATTAATTAGTTCCCCTTTTCTGTTTAAAAATAATTTGTTCATTTTGCATCAGCTCCTTTGAGTGCTGCGTTTATAGTTTCTATATTTTATTATTCTCCAAAAGCTCTATCTGTTTTTTTATTTCCTTATCAGGACTATATTCTTTATCAATTCTTTGTTCATGTTCATCGTGAATAAAATGCCTATAATCAGCAAATACCTTTGGGGTAGTAGCGTATTTTTCTTTACCATCCTTAATATATATTTCTCTCTTCATAGGCTGACATTTCACAATTTTGAGTGCTTCTAAAATATTAACTATGCGACTGATATATCTTTCAGAAAGTCCAATATCTTCTGAAATAGTCTTAAAATATCTATAACAACATAGCGGTTTGCCATCCATTCGATTCAAATTAACACGAATATAAGAGAGTACAAGTAGAATATAAGCTGATGATATTCTTGCAGTATCAATCTCTTTATCCTTCAATTTTTCTTTAAAATTTAATATTGCATACAACTCATCAAAATAAATAATTCCAAATTTATCAGGTACATCAAATTTTTCTATATTAAGTTTTACTTGCTGATATTTGACCGAATTGGTCTTTTCTTTTAGATTTTTCTCAAAATCTGGACACGATTCAAAGTATCCATAATGAGAGAGAAGCAATAGAACTTCATAATATTTCTGATTTATCTTTCCATCTCTGTAATTGGGTTTCAATTTAGACCAGTGGCAAAGTTCTGTTATAGAAAATGCCACTGTGTCGTCAAGTGAACGCCTTGCACAAAGATATGAGAAGATTATTACACGCTTAGATGAGAGATCCTTATCATAAATGATTTCTCGTGGAATTTTTACATAGTTTGGCAAGACGTATCACCTCGCTATGCTACAAATAACTCACAAGCAATTCTAAGCAATACATCACCATCACCACATTGCTGAACTAAATATGAAATAACAGTAGGTCTTTTCTCATTAGGATGTTCCAACATATAAGTATCTGCATATTTTTTATGTTCATTCCAAAAATTTGGATGATTTTTTTTGTAAATATTATAAATTTTAGACCATTTAGATTTGTCAAAATTATTTCCAATACCGCAAATACTTTTAATTTCATCCTCGTAATTCTTAACTTTAAGTGTATCAATATTATCTTTTGATTTAGAAAATTGTTCTAATTTTCTTGTATATCTATTTGCAGACTCTCTTAAATCATTCAAATGCTTTTTAAAATATTCAATTGCATCTTTATCAAAAGTAATAACACGACCTTTAACATACATATACTGACTAATATCTGTACTAATATCTTTATAATTAGAAACAGCCTTATATGTATTGAGACGTTTATTGATACTTAATGTTAATAATCCTAATTCATAAAGATAATATTTTAAACTTGTTGGATTAAGATATTTTACATCTGTAAGCTGGTCGCAAATGTCAGCACATGTCATCATATCTGTTGTGTCTTTTATTTCTATTTCTTTTTTAGCATCTTCTTTAAGATTCATTATCACAATTCTTAAATCATTATATTCTTTTAGGAGATTATGATGTTCTTCTAATAAAGACTTTACAATATTATTCATCTCTAATTTATATTTACCAAATTCATTTCCAATAGAGATAATCTCTGATGTGTTGTTATCAGTATCAGTTCTTAATCCAGTTGTTTTCTGATTTAACTCCATAATTTCAGTGTCATAATTTCTTCCAAATTTCATATTTTTTCCTCCATTTCAATATCAATAATATTTTCATCATTTGTTTCTTCTCCTAAATAGGAGAGCATGGTTTCATACCAATCGTTCAACATATGCAAAGTTGAAATTAAATTTGTTCTCAGTATCTTATTCTCTTTTATAGCATAAATGTATTGTTGGTATTTAAGTGGTGCGAGTTGATTTTGAAGTAAATCCATAAGAGAGCTGTTTAGCTCAGTGATTTTTACAGCAGCATTGAAAGTATTGTAGTCACCATTAGGCTTAGTCCCCATATGTGCAAGTTTTTCTTTTACTTTCATATACTCTTCAGATTGAGATTTGTATTCAGCAGCTAAATCGTCAGAGATTTTCTTTTGAGATTCCAATATCTTATTCTCTTTTTCAAGTTGCTCTTTTTCGATTTTTAAAGTAGAGATGGTGAGTGAATCAGGTGAAGCATCTTTCAACTCTTTATTCTCTGCCTTTAACTCTTTTATTGTCTTTATATATTCTTTTGCTTCTTTTTTTGTTATTTTCTTGGTTATATCCAAAGAAGCTATGAGTTCACGTTGCTCATCAGATGATAAATTACGAATAATAGCAAGAGCTGTGTCTTTTGTAACAATTCCTGTATCAACAAGGTCTTCTAATTCTGGTATCATACTTGCCATACGCATGTAATTGTTCATAGTTTGTTTTGTAATTCCGTATGATTCAGCAAGTTCTGTTTGATTTGATGGGACATATTCATTTGAGCTTGTAAAAACTTTTGACATGCTATACTGATTAATACCTTTCTCAAACCCATACCAATCATTCAAAAATGAAAAGCATCTTCCTAATTTAACAGGATTTGTGTTTCCAAGAACTCTCTGACGTAGATTGGACTCGATAAGGTCTTTAATTTCTTGATTTTCATTTTCATATTCAATCATCTTATACGAAACTTCTTCGATGCCTAATACTTTACAGGCTCGTATTCGCTGATGACCTGATATGATTACTTTATTTTGAGTTATGGTAATTGCATTGGTTACATTAGATGTACTTATTGATTGCAATAATGAATCCCATGCATCACCTTCCATATCATCAAAGTAAAAATTATTTTGAGGATGTGGTTTTAATTCAGATATTTTAATTTTTCCTTCTGATAACATTTCTTTCCTTTCTTTTAAAATATAGTTTATAGTTACAATTTGTGAGATGAGAGTGTGGTAAGTGGTTTAATAATATATTCTCCATTTGAATTCAAAAAATATTAAAAGTTGCACTTGCATGAAATTGTTAAAAATTCATTTAGGTACATGCTGTATGTACCCAAAAGTGAAAATTTACTTCATTTGGGTACATCCCAGCTATCAATTTTGTGCAGTCTATATCTATATAGACTCATATTATCAAGAGAAGAATATTCCGTTTGTATTTCGCTAACGCTACATACAAACTCCATAAATTTTTGTTTGATTGTTATTGGTTGATTTAGGTATATGGTGTTTTGGATTGATACTTTCATTTGGGTACATGTATGATGTACCTATAGTTTTATTCTCCATCTGGGTTATTATTCTGTTCCAAATTAACATACTTCTCTTTGTAAATATCCTCTACAAAGAATACTGGTAGCTTATCATGATACATTTTATAAATTTCTTCACCTAATATACTTATCCAAAAATTACTACCTATTTGTCTTTGTTTCTGCAATGTTTCGATCTCTTCCTGATATTTACTATTTTTAATTATTCCTCCAATTTTTCCACAGATAGTACAGTAACTGCATAATGATGTATGAATACGTTCTTTTTTCTTCTTGAGTAAATGCATTACTTTTAAAATTCCATTTATATTGGATTAAACATTCTTCATAATGATGTTTGTGCTTTGATTTGCGGTTACTTTTTGAGATATTACTTTCTGTTGACTTGAGATATTTTGGTATTTCGTTTTCTTGTATCATATAGATTTTCTCTTTTCTGTTTTTGTATTGGATTAGTGGAAGATTGATATTTATATATTCTCTACTTGAGATGTGATTAGTAGTGAAAATATGTCTACCCCAAATTATTTCTTCCTAACGTCAGAAATACTGTCCCTATCAATGGACTATTTTTATGCTGTCTCATAAGATATTTGGGTGATATTCTAATTGATAGTTAGTAAATATGTATAGAATTGCAAATTGATATAGTTGTAGAATTGGTGATATTGTACAAATGTATAGTTCAATTCTCTTTTATTTGACGTTGTAAAATGCCACTAAAAACGATTTTTATTGTGTTGGTGGAGAGTTTGCTAGGGTAAGAATTAAAATGGCTTATTTGGGCTAATATGAGCGTCAGAGAGTGTAGTGATATATTTTGGCATAAAAATACTCCCTAAAAGCTAAGGAGTATCAAAAATAGTTGAGATTCTTGTATTAATGTTGTATGTATCTGCCAAATTATATTTATTAAGCAGATTATCTACTACAGATTCAAATAATTTACGTAGCGTGAGATTATGTTCTATTACATCCAGTGTGTAAGCAGATTCAAGTTTATTCTCATAGCAGTAGTCATCTATTTCTTGATTAAGGTCTATATCAGGATATGTATTCTGTAATTCTCTATATAGATTCTTATATAGTTCTTTGTGTGTGATATGAAAATAATCTGTTAAGAGCTGATATTTTGGGTACATTTTGGTTGACCAATATGACCATTTCTTTTTAGGTAATTTTGGTTGAACCGATTGAGTTTCTTTAAGTGAATTTTCTAGTCTATCCAAACGTTCATTTGTAGATTTTTGAATTTCAAGCATAGTATCAGATATAGTTTTCATGGTAGAAATCAAAGCATTTATAGTATTGCCTTCTTCTAATTCATGAAATCTTGTAACATATCTTGCTGTAAATTCAGTACCTTTAATACCAATAAGTTTATTCGCTATAAATTCGCAACCTTTGTGAGTGATATTGTAGCAGGGTTGAATTTTATTCTGTGAAGTAATGTATGTAGATTCAATGAAAAAATCGGTGAAGCCAATTTTGGATTGTCCTGTTTTAGTTTCATTAATCTTTTCAATTTGATTAATATATCTATGGATATCTCTTAATAATTTTGCATGATCTTTTTCAATCATCTGAGCCACTTCCATAGATGTAATTGTTTCTGAGCTTGTTGTGATTATGTTGTTCATAAAATTTCCTCCTATGATATTTTGATTTACGAGTTTCTATTTATATATTCTCTGTTTGATTTGTTTTTTGCATAAAAATAAGACAGTACGATTACTGTCTTGATAATTTTGTATGTAGTTTTATGGTAGCCCCTATATAGGGAGTGTAGCGATAGTATGTTTTTGACGATTTTTGTGTGAAAAATCATTATCGGTAAAAGTATCTATAAATAAGGAAAATTTTGGAATTGTGGATGGATTTTTGGTGGAATGAGGGTTTGATTTTTGGGTTGCAAAGTGTCTGAAATGCTTGATTTTAGTGGGTATTGACGATATGGGGTACGATAAAGGGTTTGAAGGAGCGGATTTGGGAGTTTGCTTGATTTTGTTGGAGATTTTGAGGATTAGGAAGGGGTTAAATTTTTAAGTTGGTGTGTGGATAAATCTGCTATGTATAATCTGATAAAATACAACTATCTTTTTAGTTTTTGCCACCCCCATACACTACAAAATCACGGTATTTCTACATTTTTCCGTGGGATTGATAATAGAATAAATGTTCGATAAAATCAGATCTGGACTATTAGAGCAGAATATATTCGAACATATGTTTGCTATAGGTTTTATTTATAACCATATCGTTATTTCATTCTTTTATATAGGTTAATCCGATAACAAACAAATTAGTTATAACTAAAACCTATAACAAAACAATCTATTAGTAAATATCCACAACAACTCACACAAAAACCACACAAAAACTATACAAAAGTAACAAACTGTAAAATAATCTCAAAAAAGACTTGAAATACAGTCTTAAAAGAGTATAATTCAAAGTGTCAAGAGGACATGACATAAAACAAGTCTCATGTTAGCACATCTGTAAACCGGACACCGAACCGGACTTGATACCATTAATCAAGATAGAACCATCCAAGAATGATGTAAAACTTCACGGCTAACTATACAGCCTACCCGAAGCGGTATAAAAAGTCATCATATATGACAACGCATAGTTCACTTGTAAGAAGTTTACAAGCGGTTAGATTGATACCGGAACGAAACAATCTAGTGATACTTCACTATAGTAAGTACGGAATAAAAGACCGATAGCACTTTAACAAGTTGTAAAGATATAACTTGTTTACCATTCCGGCGTTGTGTAACCGGCAAGACAGCAACTTATAAACGTATTAAATAATCTTTACAAGTGTATCACTTGTTTTGTGGTAAAAAACATTAAATTACTTACATAGCAGGTTCATTATACCACATTTAAAGAGGTTGTTTCAACCTAGCAAGATTTTTTAATACAGTACCGCTTTATATGTCAAGCGTTAAAAGTATGGCAATACGACATAAGTATAACATGGTACGCAAGTTATACAGTGTAATTGTAAATTATTACAATAAGCACATTCCGCACATTACAATAATAAGCCACCGAGTAAACATGAAAAATGTTGAATTATCCAGTCGCATTGAGCAGGCTCAGTCTACGCTTTTTTAAGCGGTTGTGAATTAAGCACATTTGAGAAGTGGTTCGATTCCACTTGCGACTTTACCAAAAAAATAATTATATTGCACTCATGCGTTAAATGAGAGAAGGAGATACTATGTTAAATTCAGAAAAATTCTATTCAAAAACTAACTCTTTAAAGGACACAACTTTTGACTTTGCAGGACACGTTAGAACTTTAGTTCGCAATACTGAACTTTCACGGATGCAGGATAAAAAATCATTTAAAGATGGCAAGAAAAAACTTGAGGACTTACACGCTGATATTGACGTTTTGACTTGCGATGAAAAAACCATCAATGAAACTTTAGGTGTAGATGCAGGGCAGTTTATCAAAGATCGTAATGAGATTGTAGAACTCAATGAAGAGATTAAAAACCTTATTCCGATTGACAACGTGACAGCATTGTGTCCGACTGACCGTGTACATATTACTTTGATGGCTCATGCTATCTATAAAAATGTACAGCTTGACGCTGATATTTTCGACACTGAAAAAGGCGGTGTCGATATTTCCAAGGCAGTACAGGCTTACTACAATAAAGGTTCTATGAAGGACTTAAAAGATGCTTTACGTCCTGTATTTAATAAGTTAATCGGTTCTGAAGGTGATCACTTCTACGGCATTAAAACAAAAAAATCTGATTTCACAGATAAGGATCTCCGCAACTTCCTTGCAACTTTTGGAGGTTCTGCTAAACGTGAACAGTCTAAGTCTAAGAAAGATGGAATAGAAATTATTAAATTCTCTGACTTTAACTATACAGACAAGTCAGGCAATAAAAAAGTTCAGATTGCAGCTTTTACAACTCTTTGTGCAGTTGTTCTTGATAATGCGTCAAAACATGAGGTTATTAAGCCGGAAACTACAGAAGAGAAAAGCGAAACAAAATAGGATGATACTACGCAAACAGTAGGTGTGCAGGGTTCGATTCCCTGCTTATCCTTTAACTTTTAAAACAGAAAATTCAGGCTCAAAGTCTGTCTAATTTTAAGGAGGAATTTAACCATGTTAAAATTTAAAAAATCAGAAATTCATAAACTTGCAAACCAGATCACCTGCAACTCTGAGCTTTTCGGAGATGAAATTTGCTCCGTTGCTTCTCAGCTAGTAACACTGTCAAACTCTGCAAATGAGTTTGGTTGTGCAATGGAAGGTAAAATCTTCGATTGTTGGGGTTCTTCTGTTTCGGTAATTGCTTTACCTGATAAAGCAAAACATAGTTGGGAATTTTAGGAGGTGTACTATGTCAAAAATCAAACACGAACCAAAATTTTACATTCGATTATGCAAGGGAACTGTTACACAATTTCCGGATAATTTTGCAATCTATCAAGGCTCAATCTATGGACGTTTTACGGATAAGCAAGGTAAACGCATATTTTGGGTATGCAATGACTACAGGCTCACTAACGGAAAGCTACCTGTAAATATTTTTAATGGAACACATTGGACTTTATGCTTAGTAAATGCAGATCATCCATGCTATAAGTGGGTAAAATCTGTCTGCGAAAAGTTGGGTTATATTCCTAAAATTCAAAGGGAAAATCTGTCATTTAATGATTGCCAAAACATGATGAAAAGTTATGCTTTGCATAAAAAGGGAACAGGTTCACGAATTAACACGTATCAGATCAATAATCCTTTGCATTGGAATGAAGTAACAGAAACCGCACACTGGTATGGTCACGGAAATGCAAGCGTTGTTGCGTCAAATATTAGAGATTAGTATGCAGTACCGAAAGGCAGAATATACTAAAGTCTGCCTTTTCATAGTGCATATTAGCACTAGAATGGAGGTTCGATAGTATGGTAAAATTATAAAGGCAAAATAGGAGGATTACCATGCTAAAAATCAATGAATGGTCTGTAAATCGGAGAATAGAGTCTTTGCGTCAGATGGATAAAATGCTGTCTGAAATGAATGTAGGCTCACGCTATACTATATGGCAGGAGTACGGTGGAGGACTAAAGGCAAATGCAGATGATACTCATGCAAATTGGAAACGTATTGCAGAAGATGACGAACTGTATCAGAATGCTATTTTCAGTTATATGTGTTGCACATTGGAAAAGTATACTTTACAAAATTTCAATGTAAAAGAGTAGTCTGCCAAGGGCAAAGGGACAACTTTGCCCTTTTACAAAAGCGAAATTATATGCTATTATGAAAGGAGATGAACGACATTGGAGGCATATAACATGACCGTAAAGTATGACAAATTGTTTGAAAAATTAAAAAAAGAAGGCATAACACAGACAGTTTTTAAGACCGAAGCAAAAATAAGTGCAAATACACTTGTTAAAATGCTTCATAATGAATCTATTACTGTAGATAGTATATGTAAAATATGCGATTTCTTTTGTTGTATGCCTGACGAAATAATGGAATTTATCCCAGAGGTTAATTATGAAGAGCGTAGAGAAGCAAAGGCAAACATAAAACAACAGATCGAAAATCTACAAAAACAATTTAAAGAAATATAGGGCATACTATAAATTTTATATGTATTGGTTACTTAGTTACGAAACCATTTTCATCTACTTCACCTGAGAAAATTTCGTTTTCGTTATTAAATTTTTCAACAATTGCTTCGATAATAAATTCATCAATATTATTATATGATTTTTCATCGTATTCTGTTTCGTGTATATAATCATTTAAAATGCCATATAGCTTCTCAGATATAGGTAATTCATGTGTAATAATTTTATTATTGTTCATTATACCTCATTTCTGTATGCCCTAAAATTATTATACAAAATTAAATCTATAAACGCAACCAAGCACCCAATTTCCGGGTGCTATTTTTATACCCAAAAAAAACAAACAATAAGGAGGAATTATTATGTATCAGTACACAAACAAAAACGGAGAAACTTTTGGGATCACACATACGGAGAGTAGCACAATGGCTTATATCAATGGTTCATATGTCGCACAGGCAGAAACAGACAGAGAACTTGAGGAAGTTCTTGACCATTTCTCACACACAGATATCAAGAAAACGCTTGATTATACAGGAATTACGAGAGAAGAAAAGACTGCCGATTAAGACAGTCTATCTTCCAAATACTTTCTTTAATTCAGAACGAAAAGCAGTATTATCAAAAACATCTACATCGTTTTCGATAATGCCTAATTCTTGTAATACTTTACAAGTAGTACGAATAGAAGCAAAGCGATCAAAGTCACTGATAGTACGCAAAAGTTTTATAACTTCTGCAACTGTAATTGTGTCGTTCATATCTTTTTTGATTGCACCATGAAATGCAAACTCAAAATTAATATCTTCACATTTACAAGCTTCTTCAGAAGCTAAAGCTAATTTTGAAATCAATTCGCTTGTTTTAATTTTATCCATAATAAAAGCCTCCTTTGTAAAATAATTATACAAGGGAGCACGTAATAAATCAAGGAGGAAATCGAACCATGAAAAACAAAATTACATATCTTATCATCACATCAGCACTCGTAATGAGTGCTTTTTTAATAGGCAAATCCACAGCACCAAAGCAGATTATAACTAAAACAGCTATCAATTCTATTCAGTTAGAAAAGGCAATTCCATTGTCGGATGTAGCATGTTGGTATGTAAAAGATGATTATATCACGATCGAGCTAAAAGATGTTACACACCAACTTGACAGTTATGCAAACGCAAATTATACAGAAGTCTTAAAAGACATACCAAACGAAACGGTGACATACAGAAACACAATGGTTGATATGTCAAAAGTAACCGATTTTTCCGCAACGGAAAATAGTCTACAGCTCTACATGTCCAACGGATCAGGATATTACTGGGAAAGATAATAAAAGAAGGGAGTGATAAATATGTCAGAAAAAGCAAAAGCAATTCACAATGCATACTGTGACTATGAAGTAGCAAAGGCAAAATCACCGTCACGGATCATGTCGGTACGATCAGAGATTAAACGGAAACAACAGGGAATTAAAACACACAATATGAGCAAAGCGATGTTAGCAAGACAGTTGGCTTTGCTTTATTAATGTGGTAGAATAAAAGAAAAAAGGAGGAACGAAAAATATGAGAACAATAAACTACACAGAAGCACCAAATGGCGCAAGGTATTTGTCACCAGAAGGTAAACAGATGGATATCATCGAGGAAATCAACAAGGCAGAATTTAAAGAGAAATTTCCGGAAATTTCTACATATGGATTAGACCACAATTCGCCTGTATTTCTCGAAAACGGTGTGATCCTCATTGATTCTGAATGGAATGGAGAATGTTATCTTTCTGACGGGAAAGAATACAGACCGCTTTACAATGAAGTAGATGATGATGATACGGAAATCATCGGATTCTATGAAGTTTAAAAGGCTGCCATTTCTGACAGCCACCGCACTTAGAATCATACCAAGCGAAAACTAGGTGCATATTTATAATAACATATTAAATCATTAAAGACAACTTACAATTTTGTGAGCTGTCTTTTTTAATGCACAGAAGGGAGAATATATAAATGCAGAATTTAGAAGATGGTTGGTATGCAAAAAAAGAATACTGTGACGAAAACGGTAATTGGCATACCGAAGAGACAGATTATATGTCGAAGGCAGATGCGAAAAGAATCTGTGATGCATGGAACAATACACACGACGTAATCGAAGGTGATTGTTCTTTGTGTTACAGCAACGATTTTGATTTAGAGGAGGTATAAAATGATTATAGTAGCATCAAACGGAACAGAAGTAATTGATAACAGACCAGAAGCAGAAAACGCAGATTCACTTGCAAAACATTTTGAAAATCGGTATGCAAGGGAACAGAAATGCAAACTTGCAAAGCGGTTTAAAAACAAGCATCAATTCGCACAGAAATTATTATCTGCTTGCGGATTATTATAGAATGGAGAATATAATCATGAATGAATTATCACGAAATCAGATGTTAAAGCCAAATTACTACGCATTGCTTTTAGCAGTAGCGAAAAATGTATCAGCAAAAGATGCACTTATTGAAATGGGAATTAGTCCAGATAACGCAAACAAGGAGGTTGTTATAAATGATTAAAGGGAAAGGATACGTAGTTCCAGATGGATATATGGGATATGCAAACGGTAGATATCAGCTTTTTGAAACAGAAAAAGCATACTATGAATATCTTCTTGTAGAGGTGGAATTATGAGTGAAGACCAGATAAGAGAAATTAAGAGAAATCTTTGTGCAAACTGCGGTGACAGATGTTGTTGTCACGGAATGGAAATATGTGCAGATGCGAACAAACATATTGCGAATGGAAGTGGCGAAAATGTTAGAATACAGTGACTTTTACGACATTGCAACATACGGAAATAATCATTGGAGAGGCAAATTTACCCCAAAAGAAGTTGCCTGTTATGCTTATGATTATTGGTGCGAATTTCAGCATTCAAAAGCAAATGGTGTAATGACAAATACAATATTAGTTTTAATTGAAAATTTAAGAGAAGATGATACAAAAGAAGCAAATGAATGGATTGAAAAAATAAGAAGGGAGATTATCTCATGAATGAAAAAATAAAATACCCATGCAGGAATTGTGCATATTATAATGCATGTGGAGATTCTGATATGGCAGAACCTTGTAAAGGTAGAGTAGTAAAAACTGAAACTAAGAAAGATAAAGCGACCGCAAAATAATGTGGTCGCTATTTTTATATAAAAATTAGAGTAAAAAGAAAGGTTAAAAAGGTAAAAAATTATGTGTTATTCAAGAAAAGTAGAGCCATCAGTAATTGAAAGAGAAATGCAGGAATCACGGAATAAGGAAGAGTTTACAGGTAAGGTTGAAGCAATCACAATCAAGCAGATTGTTGAAAACGCAAAAGTAAACTCACGATTTGGCGACAAGATACTTGTCAATATTAATCCTTTGCATGTACATATTCCATCATGGCAAAGAATGTGTGATGTAGTTGCAGCAACGGAAATTGGAATAAAATACAACAAGTATAAATGGGAAGTACCGAAACTGTTATATCTTAATGGAAAACTCTGGTGTGTAGATGGTATGCATCGTATTTATGGAGCTTTCAAAGGCAAAATCGAAGCAGTTATTTGTGAGATTATTGAATGTTCAGAGAAAGATGCAATTAGTTTGTTCCTTTGTCAGACAGATGATAGACGCAAAATGTCACAGGTTGATTATTACAGAGCTGCCGTTGCAATCGGAGATACAAATTATATTAATTTAAAAGAAATCTGTAATCGCCATAATGTAGCTGTAAAGGGAGATCCAATTGAAAACCAGGTAGGTATTTTTACACCTATTAAAGATGGTATTAAGTCAATTCGTAAAAACGGAACGGAATTGCTTAATAAAATTATTACTCTTATTACTGATTTACAGTGGAACGGATATGCAGATACATACAATGGGAAAGCATACACTGCAAAGTATATTAGAGTGATGCATTCACTATATGCGTATTATGAAGGCAGAACAGAACAAATGGAGAATATCTTAAAAGAGAAATGCATTGGCACAGAGTTCTTTGTTGAAAATATTATGAACTTGGAACAGTGTGCAGTATTTGATTATTTGTCTGAAATTATTCGCTATGAAATGGAGTCACCATTTACGGAGAAAAAGCGCAAGTCAACAAAGAAATCTACAAAAGCGAAAGTGATGTAGAGAATAAAAAAGCAAACCAAATACATACAACATATAAATACGAAGCTAGGATAACGGCTATACGGTCACAATATAATAAGGAAAGGATTGGTGAATATGTCATATAGAAAAACAAAACAACTCCGTGAATTTGAACCCATTTTGTATAGAAATGGATACAGATTTGCACGGTGCAAGGGAAGTCATTTTATTTATATGAACAGAACAACGCATAAAATTATCACTGTAAATAAGGACTTAAATAAGATAGTTCGAGAGCGATTAATCAAGGAGAATAACTTAGTGGAGGTGTAAAATGTCAAAAGATTTAAGACTATACAAGTTAATACAAAAATATGCCATTGATTTTGGATGGATGGATGAGGGAAATTCATTTTGTATTTGGGTTCCACTCAGTGATGTGGATGATTTCGTACAAGAACTTAGAAAAATTGTAGGAGATGAATATTTTCAGGATGATGGAATGTGTGTAAAGATCCAATTAGAAAATGTAATTTTTGAAGAACTTAATATGATCTTTGACGAATTTGATTTTGAAGGAATGTTTAATAAAACAGAGTAAATGGATATTTCATTAGGAAAGGTAGAGTGATATTATGCAGCATTTAAAAACGGAAAAGTGTATTATATGTGGAAGTACGGCAAAAATGTGGCATGGTTATGTGATTGCAAAAGACAAAATGGCTTTAGGTAATTATATAGATAAGAAAGTGATTGCTGGATTTTGTGATAAACATAGTGAAATATTATGCAGTGGACAAGATGGAAATTACGGTTGCTACAATTCTGAGTTGATGGGAAAATGTATTCCTTTATTCAACTCGTGAAATGCGTGTTTCCTATGGTTTTTAAGAAAGGTAAATGGTGATTAAAATGTTGACAAGAGAAGAATTGAAAGCAGTTCATAATAACATTATAACTATAATGGAAAACAGGGTTATGCAAATGACAGGATGTAATAGGCAGACTGCAAATTTAGTTGCAAACGAAATCTTGGATTTGGATAGAGATGCAGATAAGTTATTAAATGAAAAAGAAGCAGACTAAATTCGCATTTCTTTAGAAGATTGGAGGATCTATTATGACATTTAAAGAATGGTTGAAAAATGCATCAAATAATAGAAGTAATGATTTTAGAAACCTTCTTCCAGAATTAAAATTGATGGATGGAACAGAACTATCTGTACAAGCATCGGAGTTCCATATGTGTGAACCAAAAGCGAAATTAGAAGATGGAGATTATTATTGTGTTGAAGTATATACACATGGGATTGAAGTGAAAGAATTGAAAGAAACATGTTATGAAGTATCGCCATACATTTATGGATATGTACCAGTAGAATTTATGGAAACATTATGTTTATTACATGGTGGTATTAGTAATGAAACTAAGATTTCTTTGGAAGGAGTGAAGCGAAATGACAAGTGTTGAAAAGTCAAAAGAGGACGCACGGAACTTAAATGAACTTACGGATCACTTGATTAAATTACTTGAATCAGATGACAAGCGGTTCTCATTTGAATTTTGTGCAAGCGGCACAATGGAGATTTACGATAAAGAAAAGGAAATCGGGTATGCAGTTCATATTGCACCGATTGAATATGACGAGAACGGAAATGCAATAAATTTATAGTAAACGCAAAGGCAGTTAGGAGAATAAATACCTAGCTGCCTATTTTATTACAAGGAGGAAATGAATTATGAGAATTGTAATCAGAAACATTACAAAAGATACAATGGTTGATTTTAATAATGACCATGTAATTACATTGCCGATGGATGAAGAAAAATTACGGAATATGTTAGGCAATGACGAATGGATTATTATTGATACACCTGTCGGAGATGAATTTACAAACATTGAAAAGTTAAATGCTTTATTAAGTGAAACTGATGAAGATAATTTGCAGATTTTAACAAAGGCATTTTTACTCAATGAGATAATAGAAAGTGGTGTTGACAATTTTTCAATCGTAGATTTTGATGCAGAAACTTCACAATATAACGAAGGCAATGGAGTTATAGCCGATGAAGAATGGTATGGAAGAGTACTTTATGATTTAGGATATATGAATTTTCCATTCACATATACAGAAGATATGGAAGATTATGTAAAGTGGGAACAGCTTTGGTATACGGCAAATTCTGAAGGTTGGTGTGATGTGAGATATAACGGAAATACATATCTTGTGAAAAGGTGGTGTTCATAATGTTAAATATCAAATGGGATAACGGAGTTACAGGATATTTAAGCGAAAGCGAAAAAGAACTGTGTGAAAAGATTGATAGAGAAATCAGTGCAATCAATGCAATAAGCAAAACGGAAATATCTGTTGCAATTAGTATTGAATGTGGAAATCAGTTTCATATAAAGAAAAATAATACTGGTTCTCTACTTGGCTATATGAATGCAGATCAATGTTTTTGTGCATTGGAAGGAATATTGGTCAGTTTATTATATATGGAAAAGGTTGGTGATTAATATGAAAGAGAAAGCTACACGGAAATTTTTAAAAGAAAATTATCACATTATTAACATTGGTAATCAGCCAATGCAAACATTATTTACTTTTGAAGATGCAAGTTATTATTGCACAAGAGTAGAAGGATGGGCTTGTGATGGTTATGTCTTTGGTGATTATGTTATTGTAACTGGATATGACTGTCCAGGAAAATTAATTCCATACGAAATTACTCAGAAATATGAAAAGAAAGCAAAAGAGATTTATGAGAAATATAGATATGGAAATTCAAAATACTGGACACAAAAGAGAGTTACTAATACATATAGGAAGATGATTGAAAAATTTATTGAGGAGGTAACGCTATGAATGAATGTAAATTATATACAGCTCATTTAGCTGGTACTTCATATGACGGAAACAAAAAATATGAAATGGTGATTATTACAAAATGGAAAGATACAACAGAGGATTCACCAGAAGAAGGACACAAGGTATATTATTTCACACCTGATAACAAGTATTTAAGCGAATGTATTAAGGATGAAGATTGGTGTAAAAGGATTTATGAAGCGTATCCAGAATATAAGAAATTTAAAATTGAAAGGAAGGTTGAGTGTTATGTTGAATAAGGAAACACCTAAAAATACAATGATTAGAGATGAAAACGGAAACATCCGTGAAGGAGTTAAATGGTATCTTGAGCTAAATGATATTCTTGTACGATTCTTTGGTAACGAATGTGGGTATTCAAGAGGATTTCAAAGAGTTGTAGTTGGGGATAGAGGTTATCTTGGTGATGTATTTGAATTAGATATGGATAAGCAGCCAACACAAGAATTTCTTGACTTTATCAAAAATTATCATTCAGATAAGATAAAGAGAATTGTATATAGAAAAGAGGTTGAAATGTACGGAAAAGTAATGTACAGAAATGCAGTTATTACACTATTGTAAGGGAGTGATACTATGACACAGGAACAGATATTTAACGAGAAAATAAATCATTTTTTAAAACATACTAAATTCCAGTGGCTAAGAGAATACGCAGATGAAGCTTTGAAATGGAATACTATGTGTGGGTTTTATCAAATTAAAGCAGAGGATTTCATTGAAAGAATTGTTGCAGCTCCATTGGAGTATATAGAAGATTGGTTAAATGGAAACAATCAATTGGAATGGAGTGGAATTAAAAAGTGAAGAAATTGTAATTTACTTAGAAGAAAGGATGAACAAAAATGAAAAATTTTATAGAAGCATTGTTAAAAGTATTACCATTTTTCTTAGGATTAGCAATTAATAGAATTGCAAATGAAATGGGAGTAGATTTATTTAATTGGAAAGTGATTGTCACAACAATTATTGTTTTTATTGTTTACTTAATGATATGTAAATGGATTGAGGGTAAATAATACAGAGAATAATAAGGCAGACGCAAACAAATGTGTCTGTCTTATTTATTAAGAAGGAGAATGCGAAATGAAAATCAGAGGTGATGAAGTGTTATGGCTATCTGAAAAAGGAAATGTAGCTGTAACATATGCACAATTTGATCTTGGTGAAAAATACAAAATATTCCACAAAGTAAAATATGGAGATAATTCTGTATGGGAATACAACATTGGATTTGGAACGCAAAGCGAAGCAACAAGGTATGCAGAACGGATTTCAGATATAGAGATTGAGAGGTAAGCGAAATGATTGAGTTAAAAGATTTGCTAGAAGAAAATGAAACAATTGTGACATTTCATCTTTGCAATGAATATTGGTCACGGAATGCAATCACAGTAAAAGGAAGTGATGATATTTCTGGTGCATTAGAAATGACATTACATAGAATACTTGAAGCTGGTGGAACAGAAAATGATGTAAAGCGAATTATGGGTGCGGAAATTCCAACAGAAGACGAACTTAAAGAACTTGAAGAGTTTGAAGAATTTAGCTGGATAGACTTAGGTTATGTATTACCTGGTTTGATTGATTTATGGGAAGAAAGTGAGGTTGATTGATATGGTAGAAATCAAAATAGATAACACAGGCGATGGAACATGGTGGCTGTACAATAGCAATCAGAGTTGGAAAGATTATTGTGGTTGTGAAAACTTCGATGAACAAGTTGTTCTTACGGGTAATAGAGATTTTACAGACTGTACTGAGGCAGAATGGTATCAGAAAGCAAATGAACTATTAGATGATATTGCAAATGATTTTGATGCACTAGATATATGCAATGATTATTCATTAACGCAGGAACAGTATAAAACAGCAAAGGAAATGTATGATAAATGCAGATGTATAGAAGATATTCTCATTGATGTAATTAGACTTCTTTATCCAGAAGATACTTTTGAGACTGGGACAATTAGAGGGTACAGTCAGGGAGATTGGCAAGATTACATTGTCAAGGGAGATGTTGATACAGATTTACTTGAAGCAATGTATTTTGGAAAAATTTCTGATATTACCGTAACAACGGGCGAAGAAGAATTTGGAGATGTAATCACTCATGACGAACTATGGAGAGCAGAAAGAGAAGAGGGGTTAAAAGAATTTTTCAGAAATCATTACGAACTTGATAAGGATGAAGAAATTCATATCTTACAGGCAGACGGATATAAGCAGGTAGTTGATTGGAAAGCAGTTGGATAAAACCAAAGGAAAGAACTGTTTCTTGAAAAGGAAGTGAGGTAAATAATTATGCTGAGATATGGACGGAAATTTAATATTACACAGGAACTTATGGACATAATTGCAACTTATATGAATGATGACATAAGAGAAGATTTACATTTCAGACTTGCACCATGCGAGCCTGATTTATTTTTAAGAGAATATGTAAAGAGAGATCCTGAATTTGAGAAACTTTTATATGATGAATTTGGAATTGAAATGGAGGTGCAATAATTATGATGACAGAAGAGAGATTTAAAGAGACAAATTATAAAATGAGTTACGAGGAATATAAGAAATGTTGTTATCACAGATGCATGAAGGAAGATTGCATTCATAGAGATGCATATAGAAGATTACCAGAAATTGATGGTGGTCTTGGTTTGTGTCCTAATTTGAAGGGAGAGTGATTGATATGTATCAGCATATAGAATTTATTGATGGTAGTAATCCTTATATCAGCAAAACGGAAAAGGATTTCAAATGGATGTGTGAACATTATGTTCTCATTCCGATTGCAGAAAATTTCTGGAAAGCAACCGATAGAATTTATTATAAAGTAGTTGGCTTTGCGGATAAAAATAAGATGGCTACTTTTAACAGAAATTACAAATCAAAAGCAGGTGCAATGAGAGTAATTTGGAAAGCAATTAAAGAGAATAAATTTGAGTGTATTGTACTTAGAAAAGAGGTTGAAGATTTACGGAATGATGAACACTTTGATATTTCAGTGAGTACACCTATTAAAACATGGAATTTGGGATAGATTGGAGTAATGAAAATGACAAAATTAGAAAGTATTAAATGTGAAAAGTTACTGAATGAAGCTATTGAATATGCGATTGATGCAAAAGACAAATTGGATGTAGCTGCAAGACATCCTAATGCAACGGAAAGATATGTTCTGGAAAATACCGCACATAATCACAGAGGTTATGCAGAAGGAATTAATCAGTCACTTGCAGTTTTAGGATTTAAGCATGAACGGATGGTAGAGTTAGAAAAATTGATAGGTTAAGAAATAGCAATTTCAAGCGAAGATTGGAGGATAACAGATATGACTTATAAATATAAATGTGGAAATGAAATCATCAGAGTGTTTGTATGGAATGATGATTTTCATGATGAAGTATCGGTTGAAGATACAAAAACACGGAAATCATACGACCGTACAATCAGAGAAGATGAAAATGGAAAATTCTTTACATGGAATCGTAATAAAATTTATCTCAATGATTGGATTAAGTTTTCTATGAAGGAGTTGAAAGAGAAAATCGAAAATGGAGAATGGATTACTTCAGATGATTTATGTCAGGCAATTATGACTGATGGAATTGAAAATGTAAGATTTATTGTTCCATTGAATACAACATGTGGTTTTGGATTTTTCTTAAATGGAAATGAATTTAAAAACACATTATGTAGGGTAGAAGAAAGATGGAATAGAGAAATTAAACAGAACTATAAAATTGTTCTTGTACCAGTTGAGCCTGATGAAAGTATTGCGAGTAGTCGTGATTATTATACAATGGATTTTGTATCATTAATTAAGAGTGGACATATTAAAATTGTAGTATAAATGCAAAGTAAACAAGAGTTTCTTTAGAAAATAGGAGGTAGAAATAAATGGAAAACAAAAAGTATAAAGACATGACAAACACAGAAATAAGACAAATTGATTTTGATAAATGTCCATGTAAATGCACAACTTGTTCCGAAGCTTGTGAATGCGTCCCAGTTGGAGCTTGCAGAGACTATTTATCGAAGAAATTTGATTAATTTTTTAGAAGATGAAATGAGGATTTACTAGGGAAGGAAATATTATGAATTATAGAATCAGTAAGAAGATTTATAAAAGAGCAGACTTTAAACTGAAATCGTTCCTTGCAGCAAATCACGATAAACGCACGACATATGATATTGCGAAAGAAGAAAATATCCTTTCTGGCTTAGAACGTAATATTTTCATTTCTAAACAGGATAAATGGACGAAGCGAATAAACGATATTGTCGATGAATTAAAAGCAGAAGAACAAATCATGGATAAAGAAATACAAAGATGAATGTGAGGGATTGATATTTATGGAAGAAGCACCAACACTAAAAGAATTATTAAGTAATCGAAAAGAAAGCCATGCAACGTCAATCATTGTTTCTACCACGAAAGATAAAGACTTATTTAATGGTGACATATCTGAATTACCGAAAGCGTTATTAAATATTCAAATTTTTGCATGGGATAAAAGAGACGGAATATACATAACAGTCGAATAAACAAATAGCATGAAACGATGATTTACTGCGGAAAGTGAGGAAAATATTATGACATGGGATGAATTAAACAAAAAATACCCAGAAGAAAAGGACGAAATGAGTGTAGACAGAGAAAGAGAATATTTAAAAGACCTGTATGACGCTTATGAAACTATTGGATTTGTAAACAAATTTTGGACACCATTTGATTTGTATGATGAAGACAAAAGTTATGTTGGGAAACCATTTAAGGTGATTGGAAGATGTGAGGAAGGTAAGGAATGGGATTTAGAATCTTTACCTGCATGGAAAATCGAATTTGAAGATGGGCATAAAATGGATGCGTATCCAGAAGAAATTTACTTAAAAGACATGATTGCAAACGGGTATAAACCACAATGAAACGGAAATTTACTTGGTTTAGAAAGTGAGGTTAATTTTATGGATTATAAATTGTTAGCAAAAAAATATATTAAATATGGAATTAAATGGCTTGAAGGTGAATTTGATACATACAAAGGTATGACAACCATAATGGAAACAGAAGAAAACCTAAATGGAGAACAATTAAGAATGTTGTGTGACGAAATTAAAAAAGACACTAGAGTTAAAATGGCAATGATTGAAAGTGAACATGAATATACTATTACAATTATGTTTAACCGATAAATCAGAAACTTCAAATTATTTTAATAGGATACAAGACATGATATAATATAAAGAAAAACGGAGGTAATTATTATGGCAGAGTTGATTGGGTTTGTATTAGCGATATTGATTTATTTATGGCTTTCAGGTGTGTTTAGCGGAGAAAATCAAAACAATCAGAAATTTGGTGATGGAAAAAACCGTTACGACTTTAAAGATTATGTTGACAATAAGGCAGATAAGTATAATAAATAGGAAGGTGGTTGATGAATATGCTAGTAGAAATGTTAGCATTGTTAGGATTAAAAGGTGTTGCAAGCGTAGGACGTGCAGTTGATGATGCAAAAACGAAAAGAAATACGACAGCCTTAGATTCAAATGGAAATGTAACTTGTATAGGTAGAACAGGTAAGTATTATGTCAATGGAGAAGAAACATATAGATGGACACAAGAAGACAAATATGGAAATCGACATGATCTTACAATAGGTGTAAATTCCGGCAAGGTTTACCGGGATAATTTTGACGATGAAGTAAAACGAATGTCAGCTAATGATGAAAAAAATAAACAATGGAGCTTAAGTCATGGATATCTTGCTTATAATAAGTATGATCCACGATTTCGAAGAAATGTAACAACAGAAATTAGCACAGGAAAAGTAATCGCTACATTATGTGAGGGATATGACAACAACAGAGCAAATGGGCGTTATTATAAATTTTATTATAAAGAGAAATCGCCACACTATAGAGATGATTTTAATAAATCTGCTCCTGGTGATTACGGAATTGAAATCAGTGAGGATGAGTATAATAAGTTAAATATCCCGACAAAAACATGTGGCGAAATACCAGATGATCCGAAAGTATTAAATAAAGTATGGGGTGTTGATTGTTTTTAGATTGGAGTAGCAAAATGAATAAGAATAGAAGAGAAAAGATAAATATGCTCAAAGCAAAACTTCAAAGTACACAATCTGAACTAAAACAGATATCAAGTGAGTTGTCTTCTATATTAAGCGAAGAACAGGATGCATTTGACAATATGCCAGAAGGATTACAAAGCAGTTATAGAGGAATGTGTTCTGAAGATGCAATTGATAGTATGGAAGAAGCGAGTGAAAAACTTGATGAAGCGATTGAGTTGTTAAATGATATTGTGTAGAATGTAGAAAGGAGAATAGTATTATGAATGATACGCCAGTATATGAATGGGAAGATGCAATAAATTTTATTGCAGAAAGATGTAATATTGACAAAGATACAATTGAGACAGTGCTTACGTTAGAAGAGGACTATATGAAAAGTATTGGAATTATCATGGAAGAACAATCTAATTTTGAGATTGATGGTCAACAAAGAGAACAAAGTAAATAATAGATTCATTGGAAGATTGGAGAGAGAATATATGAAAATTGTGAGTATTGAATGGCTAACAGACGAAGTAACGGAACAATTAAATAATGAAGAAACCTGTTATTTGTCAAGTGATAAAGAATATTGGTTATTTACAGATGATAATGTGTTTAATAAAATTGGCAAAGAGTTACATTCGATTTCTGTTGCAGAATGGTTGTATGGAAAGTGTGAAGACAATGATTTATCTACAACATTTATGAATATACAATATGATTGGAGTGATTATAATATGGATGCAGCCGCCGATGTAGATGTGTCTAAATGTTGCAACAATCAATGGGATCAGGTTATGATAAACTATGTGAGAAATGTAGTTGAAGAATCCATTTCGTATAAATTAGAAGAATCGTTAAGAGAAATGGTGAATTACAAATTTGAAATGGATTATATAAAAGATGCTATAAAAAATGTTCTGGACTTAGAAGACAAACAATAGCTAATGAAACCAAGTTTTCATGTGGAAGGAATGAATAATATGAATGATGCGTTAGAACAGCGATTAGCTGCAAAGAAACGAGATTTGGAAAATCAACAAGAATATTTCAGAATAGATATGAAAAACATTGAACAATCAAATTATGAAGATAATGCTATTAATGCATTATTATACATGAAGAAACTGAAAACGGAAATTGCAGAGTTAGAGTTAGTGATGCAGTTGAAAAAGACAAATGAACTTTAAATTTACTACAGAAGGAGTAGTTTATATGGAACAAACTTTCTATGTCGGAATGAAAATTTGCGATTATTACGCAGTTCATATCAATGATGATGGATATGAACAAAAAGAAATGGTTCAAGAAAACGAGATTGATGGGTTTATACATTGTTTAAAAGTTTTAGGATACGAGGAAATCTAAGTTTATTTACGAATAGAAAGGAAAATATTATTATGAATGGAATTTATGACTTGAGGATTGATTTAGACAGACTAAAGCATTTCGAAGAAAAATAGGATGACTACAAGGTAAATGAATATAAGGATTTAATTGTAAAACATGCAAATGAATTAGTATATAACCAAGATCCATTTTCAAAAGAATTGCAAGTAAAAGAAATTCTATCAAAAGAAAATTTGAGAAAATGTCAGATCAGGGAGCTGCACAGGTTCTAAGAAGTATTTTACTCGCAGATAGAAATAATGTAATTGATTGGACACAGGCATTTTATTTTATACAGAAATATATGCCTGAACTGAAAATGTTTGATTAAAACTCAGGAGGAAATATTGTATGGAGAATATAAAATTTGTCTACACAGAAAATGGAAAAGAAAAATCTTCTTTAGATGAACACAGAAGAAGATGTGAAATTATGGAACATAATCAGAGATTACAGAAAGAATATCCAGTTTATATAAAGCAAAAAAATGAAGGTATTGAAATTTAACTTTCCTTTAGTACAGAAATGGAGAATAATATGTTAAGAAGAAATTTATTTATAGGCATTCCAAACGACAAATTAAAAGAATGCTATGATAGTTATGTTAGAGTGAGTTGTAAAAGGGAAAATGAACAAGAATTATTTTCTGATTTGGTAACAGAATATAACTCTTTTATAGAAAGCAATCATCCTAAAGCAGCAGAAGCAATTTGTCAAAGTGATATGTTCAATGAGATTGCGAGGAGATATTTTAAGATAGCTGATATTATTAAGGATAAAGATTTTTGCGAGATATTTGGAATTGAGGTGAAGTAAATGGAAATTTTGACAAAATTAAATACAAAAGAGAAAGCAGAAATAAATTTCAATGATATAAGACAAAGAGATTCAAGACAAGTCGAATCAAGTAAAGAAGAAATTGGTAGATTGATTGCAAGATATAATAGTGGTATTAAAGATAAGAAAAATGCAAACTGGTATATTGATGGCTGGCAAAGAGAAAAATAAAAGGTTGAGGTGATATAACATGATCAAGATTACAGGAAAAACTAGGAAATCAGAGATTGCGAATGCAATTCAGAAATATAATGGAGCAGAAATTTATTCATATTATAATATGATGCTACCATTTGAGAATTGTTATCATGTTAATGATGATGAATGTAGTGTTGAAGAGTTTTGCAATTTTATAGTAGATAACATAAAAGAAAAGGTAAATGAAAATGATGGTCTTCCATTAAGTATGATTGTGATATATACAAATCTATCAGACATATCTGATATTGGTCATTTATATGCTTATGCAGCAAGGCTTGAAGAAGTAGAGAAATTAGTTGGAACAGTTGTTGTGATAAGTCAATGAAAGAATGATTTGTTGGTAAAATTGCAAGAGGTGATATAAATGAAAAATAGAAATGAAATTGAAATAGTAACAAATGACAAATTAACAAAGAGAGAATTAATTGATGCAATTAATAAAACTTTTCCTGATGATGAAATCGGAGATCAAGGAATAATTGCGTACATTTCAACGACAGAAATGACAGATGGAACTAAAATGCAGACTATATGTTTTGGAAAAATATTAGAATTATAACAGATTGGAAGAGGTGCTATAAATGGAATTTAAAATCGGAACTTTAAAAGATATTGAATACTTTATTAATAATGGATATGAACCTGTTGGTGATTTGAAATTTGTATTGAATAATTATAAACATTTGTTATTTAGTAAGGTGACTATTTGTATTAATGCGGATAGAAAAATTATTGATATTCAAGAAGTATTTAAAGAAAACCCATATCCTTGTCTAATAAATTATATGAAATGACGATTTCATGTATTAAAAAAAACGAGAGAGAGGTTGATTTTATGAAATGGAACGATTTGAGCAATGATGCAAAATCTGTTATTGAGTGGGTTGAGAATCCATCTACACATAAAAGAGAAACGATTGAAATTAAAATTGGTGCAGTATTCCATAGAAAATGTCCAATATATTGCGGAGATAATGGAAAACATTCTGATGTTAATATTACTGTAACTAAAGAATTATATCAGGAGATTTTGAAATTTGTAACCGAGGATGACGAAATTCAATGTGAACAGTTTACAGATGGCTTATTGTTTAAATTAAAAGAGGATAGCAATGTTTGCTTACATTAGAGATGAAAGAATTGTTTCAAATGGGAGGTGTAATTATGGAAAGAGTATATCCTTCAGATTTTAATATGTCAGAAAACACATCACAAGAATCATTTGTTAGAGTAAGCGAAATAAATGATATGATTGCATATGGTGTATTCAAATTAGATAGAAATAAATTAAAAGAATATAAGTTTGATACAACAGTAATATACAATAAGGAAAGATATACGAGAGAGGAAGCAATGAATTTGTTTGGAAGTTTGGTTGGATTATAAATCCAAAGAAAAATTGCTTTCAAGTGGAGGTAGATATGTTATATAATATTGGTGACAAATTGAAATGTAAGCAAGAAGTTAACTCACAATGTCTTGAGATGAGTAACCCCAAATTTACAATTAATATTGGAGATATTTATATAGTAACAGACAAAGATAATTATCCTGATGATAATCATTGTCATTGGTACGAATTGACTTTTCAAAAAGATACAAGCGTTATTGTAAATGTTTGGAACGACGAACCAGACCGTATAATGGTAGACGATAATTTTGAAAAAATCATAAAATAAAAAAGATATATTATAAATATTAGAAGCAGAAAAGTAACTGCTTCTTTTTTATTGCAGGAATATGAGGTGATAAATATGTGTAAACGACATGACAATACAAACAGATCAAGTGAATTTATCTGTTTAAGATGTCTTAGTAAAAATCAAGTTGGTGATAAAATGCGTAGACCGAATATGAGAGAAAAAGACCATGTAAAAAATTTGTGTTGTCTATGTACAAAGTTGCAAATGAGAACTAAAAATCTTGAGGTTAGGTGGTGCGATGATTTTGACGAGCGTATGGAATATGCAAAGAAAATTAAGTCAAAATATTATGATAAAAACAATGAACTGTTACCTAAATGGCAAACGGAGAATATGTATATAGAAAGAGAGGTTGGTTAATATGGCACAGACAAGAGATTATGCAACAAAGAAAAAGGGAAAAACGGAAGTACAGCCATTCTGGAATATGTCTGATATTAAGAATGTTGTGGAATGGTTTGAAAAGAATAATGAATGGGATGGATATCTTATCACATTATTAGAACTACTTCTCGGCAGGAGAATCGGCGACACAGTGATGATGAAGTGGTCAGATTTATACTACGAGAACGGAAAACGTAAAAGCGAGATTGATACTATTGAGGAACAGAAAACAGGAAAGATTACTAATCTTCCTGTGAGTAATATGGTGTGGGAAGCTATTGATAATTATTCATCACATGTCAAAATTGACCCAATGGAACATTATAATGAATATATATTCAGTTATATGCCTAAAACATTATGGCTGTTAAGACATCCTAATACACCTTTTTATATGAATATTGAAACTTGGTGTGGTTATTTAAATAAAGATTTTTCTGATAAGAGAAAGCAGAAAATTTTGGATGACTTTCATAAGCAAAAAGAATACAAGAGTCTTGGAGATTATTTATATTATGTTATAGAATATAATGATGTAGTAAAATGGCAAACGGACGATTATAGAAAGAAGCTGAAGAAGGCGGCAGAAGACGCCGATATTCAATATGTTATAAGTACGCATAGCTTAAGAAAATCATGGGGGTACTGGATACACAAAACACATCCGTTTGATCCTGATTGCATGTTATCTCTTCAGAAAATGTTTAATCATAGTGATCTTCAGACTACAATGAATTATATTGGCTTAACAGAAGAGAAAAACAGACAGTTAATCAATGATCATGGAGAATTCATTCATAATGTATTGGCTGGAAAGGGAGATGAGATAGCTAAAAATATGCCAGTTATCTCACTAAAGTCTGATGATTTTGGGAAAATAATTCGTATGTTGACTGATGATGTTGATAAATATCAGGCAGCTATTAATATGGCAAATGAGCTGAGGGTAATATAAATATGTAAGGACGATAATTATTTTTTATCGTCCTTGAGTTCTTTTAATTTATTAGCATAAGACAATAAACGGATCATTTGTGGGTCATCGGAATCTAAAATTTCAGAAGGAGTACAGTTTAATTCTTTGCAAATTGCTTCAAGAATCTCAAGTTTAATGGAAGTGGATTCACCTTTGTATATTTTGTCGATAGTAGGATAAGTTACATTAATACGTTGAGCAAGTTCGTAACGTGTTATCCCCGCCTTATCCATTTGGTTTTTGATATTTAGTTTCATATGATACCCTCACTTGTTTTTTTTATATATATAGAATAGCATATATAAAC